GAGTAGCAGCGTTTATCACAGCGGTTCCATCTTCATTAACAGTCGAAGATCTCCACGTATTATAATTGAGAGTAACTGTGTTAGGAGATGTTGTGAAATTTTTTATCTTATCAGCTCCATGTGTAGAAAGACTATTAAACTCTGTATCTACTACTTGAAGTTTAGTCCATCCAGAAGCTGCATGTCTATTGGCCCAGTTGTCTAATCTGTAATAACAATCCTCTGATACAACAAACCACTCTTGTCCGATAGCATCATTATTAGTATTTACTACGGATTTACTAAGAATAGGATCTGTGATAGCATAAAGTGCATTCAGAGTAGCAACTGTTTTATGGCCTTGTATTTCGTCGGCATAGACAATACCAAATTCATTAAGATTCGCAGATTGTAACTGCGCCGGGTAACGAGCCATTGTATTCTAATCTTTAATTATTTAAAATCTAGTTTAACATTTTGAAATGCACCTTTATATTTAGAGGTGTATACATAATAAACGATATTTACACCTGCACCATTTGTTACAGTCACTTCAGTTCTATTAAAGTCTTCCAAAACAGGTGCTGCTCCATTCTGAACAATTGATGTAAGAGCTCCTAAGTCTTTTGGGTAAGCATAACTGTAATATTGAGTTCCATCAGCAGTAACTCCAGAAACTGATAAAGTTCTAGCATTGACTAATTTTGTTCCAGTCATAGCTTTAATATCATCTTGTGTAGGAGTAGCTGAAGTAGTTACACCATATCTCTGTCTAGACCATACATTGATACTAAATTGTGCAGATGTCGTATCATTTCCAGATGCAACAACTACAGAACTACCAGAAACCATGAATCCTTTTTTAGGTGCACTTAAGGTTTCTTTAATTACTCTGGAAGCAGCAATATTATCAATAGTAGTTGTTGGAGAAGCAACATCACTAGAAGGTAAAGTTGTCCCTAAGTCACCACTACATGAAGTAGGGGCTTTATTTGTAGTTGTCTTAGTCCATTTAAAACTTCCAACAAATTTTGCTTTATATCCTCGTTCGATAGTAATAGAACTAGCATTTACGTTACTAACACCAACTTCTGTATTTGTAACCTCTGTACCAGCATTATTTTTAAAACTCCAAGTACCAGAGATAACTGGAGATGCTAAGAGTTTATCAGCAAATAAATAAGTATCAAGTTGCCAATTTACTTTTCCATCTACTATTGATTCAACGTAATATCCAGTTTCTTGTTCAGATACCAATACTTTAGCTCCTACTTCTAGTCGCTCTACAGGAATAGCATCCCGCTCAGCTATTGTTTTCACTGAGCGGTAGCCTCCCATACCATAAATGGCTGAATGTGTTGGATATACGTCAGAAGTATTGGTGGGAACGATACCCGAATAGAGTACCGTTCCTTTTAAATTATTTTCTGGCATTATCTTTTATCAATTAATTTAACTTCAATATTTAGTATTCCATGATAGAGATTAGCAAGTTTAGTAATTGTATAATCAGTATATCCAGTAAAGATGTTAGTTATACGTCTAAAGTATACTGTTACATCATCAACAGGATAATTATTACAATAGATTCTATACTTACTATACTCTTCTGTTGGAATTGCTACGTAAATATACTTACCTCCTGAACAATCAATAGGAGTGAATGGGAATTCATTATCACCGAAGGAGAAGAAAGAATTCATTGCTATAAAGTCAGAGTCAGTAGGAGCAGAATTACTTGATGCACCTACATAAACCTTATCAGCTGTATCAATCGTTAAAGTAGCTGTTGCAACTTCACTTAGATACGAACCTCTCAATGTGAATGTTTGTCCTCCAGTGGCAGTAATCTTATAAGTACGTTCCTCAACAGGAATATCATGAGTATCTATGAATTGGAAATTAATTTGTCTACTTGGGGTCAATTGATATTCCCATTCAAGAGTAATTTCTGTTGATTCACCTCTCTCTAATAAAGTTCTATCTGCTGTGAATTTAGTAATCTTAAATTCAGTAGGATTATCTCTCTTATTAGAGCCCATCATTCTATACCAAATTCCACTGGCATTGAATATAATATCATTTACCATGAATTTATATCCAAAGGACTCACCATCATTATTAACTAAATAGTAATCACCATCTTGTGCCTTATCTCCATTAGCTAGTGTTGGTAAATTCCTTTCAGCATCCCAAGTACCCTTATAGAACAAACTATGCATTGTTCTTTCAGGTAATTGACTTTCAGGTATTTTTCCATCAGGTCCAAGTTCAGCCTTCTTATCAAGAGCAACCTGAGTAGCTGTTGAAATAGGTTTCTCGAGGTCTGATGTATTATCAACTCTACCAAGTCCAATTTGCTCTTTTGTTACTTCATGAGGATTGTTCTTATCTGCAATATGTTTATCCAGATTAGAAACAACTTCAGAAATAGCGTTTTGAGTTGCTACTGAAATAGGCTTTTCTAAGTCAGATGTATTATCTACTTTTCCGAGACCTACTTGTTCTTTAGTTACTTGATGAGGATTATTAGTATTACCTACGTGATTATTAATAGCTGTATTTAAACTATTAGATAAAGTATCAAGAGCATTCTGCTGTGCTACAGATACAGGTTTATTAATATCGGCTGTATTATCAACGTTACCTAAACCTACTTGATCCTTAGTTACCTTATGAGGATTATCTGTACGATTAGCATGATTATCTAAAGCAGTATTATTAGCTGCTTTGGCATCATCAATTGCTTTTTGTGTAGCAGTAGATATTGGTTTATTGAGATCTGCAGTATTATCTACATTTCCGAGTCCAATTTGTTCTTTAGTTACTTTATGAGGATTACTGAAATCTCTCAAGTGAGCACTAAGATCTGTTCCCTGATCTGTATTAATCTTATCAATCTTAGCGTCAAGTTTATCAAGTTCCTTCTGAGTAGCATTAGAAATAGGTTTGTCAAGGTCGGAAGTATTATTTACATTTCCGAGACCTACTTGTTCTGCAGTTACTTGATGAGGATTTGTATAATCTTTAATATGATTGCTTAAGTCAGTTCCAGAAGAAGTAATTAGAGTCTTAACCTCGTTGATAGCTTCTTTAGCTGCATCAGACAAAGGTTTATCTTTATCTGAAGTATTATCAACGTTACCTAGACCTACTTGATCTTTCGTTACTTTATGAGGATTATTGTAATCTTCTATATGTTTAGTTAAGTTATCTGTAATAGTAGTATTTCCGCTATTAATAGATTCCTTAACTTCATTAATTAATTGTTGGGTTGCATCAGATACAGGTTTATTCTTATCTGAAGTATTATCTACATTACCTAGACCTACCTGAGCTTTATCTACCTTATGAGGATTGTTAAAGTCTGCCAAATGTGCATTAAGAGAATCGGTTGTTGCCTTACCCTTATCACCAGCATAGGCAGTACTAGATGTTTCACCGAGAGCCAAAGACGCTGAGATTTCTACATACTTAGAACCAGACCATCTATAGGTTAGGTTAGTGTCTTTGGTTACGTAAATCTTTCCAGCTTCACCTGTAGTAGGCAAGTTATCGTAAGAATCTACTTCAATAACATCGTCTACAAAGCTAGGTAATTGAGAACTAGGAACTTTGCCTTCTTGGTCAAGTGTAGCAACTCCCCCAGCTACGCCCATCTCTGAACGTTTTACTTGAGCATCATTTGTTACTTCACCTAATCCAATCTGTTCCTTAGTTACTTCATGAGGATTATTCTTATCTGCTATATGAGTTTCGATAATAGTATTAGTTTCTGTCTTAATACTATCCAAAGCTTTCTGTGTAGCATCAGAAATAGGTTTATCCTTGTCAGCTGTATTATCTACATTACCAAGTCCAACCTGATCCTTAGTTACTTTATGCGGATTATTAAAATCTGAAATATGAGCACTAAGATCAGAACCAGAACCATCAATAGAACCTTGAAGTCTTCTTTCAAGTTCATCAAGAGCATCCTGTTGATAATGAGAAACAGGTTTATCTAAGTCAGATGTATTATCTACATTACCTAGACCTACTTGTTCCTTCGTTACTTCATGAGGATTCTTCTTATCTGCAATATGATTCTCTAATGAAATATTGGTCTTATCAAGATTAGACTGAACAGCATTGATTGCCTCTTGAGTTGCTACAGAGACAGGTTTTTCAAGGTCAGCAGTGTTATCCACCTTACCAAGTCCAACCTGATCTTTAGTAACCTTATGAGGATTATCAAAGTCTTTCAAGTGAGCACTAAGATCTGTTCCTGTAGAACCTATAATAGATTCAAGATCACTCTTAAGTTTATCTAAAGCAGCTTGTTGTGCAATAGATACAGGTTTATTGATATCTGATGTATTATCAACATTTCCAAGACCTACCTGAAGTTTATTTACTTCATGAGGATTATTCTTGTCAGCTATGTGATTAGTAACATCTTTTTCAATATCACCAATATCTTTCTTCAACTCTGCCTTTGTAGAATCTACTAAAGCTTGTTGTGCTACAGATACAGGCTTATTAATATCAGCTGTATTATCAACATTCCCTAGTCCTACTTGTTCTTTTGTTACCTTATGAGGATTGTTAAAGTCTGAAGTATGATTATCTATCTTAGTATCAAGCTCTTTCTTAGTATTATCTACTAATTCCTGTGTAGCATTAGATACTGGTTTATCAAGGTCTGCAGTATTATCTACATTTCCTAAACCTACCTGAGCTTTTGTTACCTCATGAGGATTATTCTTATCAGCTTTATGTTCTGAAACTTCTTTATTAACAGCATCTAAAGCTTCTTGGACTGCACTAGAAATAGGCTTATCAGCATCAGAAGTATTATCTACATTTCCAAGACCGATCTGTTCTTTAGTTACTTGGTGAGGATTTTCAAAGTCAGCCACATGAGCATTAACTTTATCTGTAGTAGCCTTACCTTTATCTCCAGGATATGCAGTTCCAGCTACTTCACCAAGATGAATAGGGTTACCAATTTCTACTAATTCAGCACCATCCCAACGATAGATTATATTAGTTTCTCGATTAGAATAGATTACACCTTTATCAGGAGTAGCACCTTCATCTAATTCCGTTTCAGAAATTGCTGTATATATTTTCTTCTCATCTTCTACATAGTAAGTGGAACCAATTACTAATCTAGAAGAAGGAATATCTGTTTTTGTTGATACGAAACGATCAATTCCAAATACTTCATCAACTTGTCCTGGAAGTTGTTCCACAGGAATTTTACCATTTTCGTTAAGAGTAGCAACACCTTCCGGAGTTCCCATTTCTGATCTCTTAACTTGAGCATCATTTGTTACTTCACTTAACCCAATCTGCTCTTTGGTTACTTGATGAGGATTATTCTTATCCTGAACGTGAGAATTTAATGCACCTTCAAGTAATTCTGTATTTGAAATCTCTACATATTCATATTTATTCCATCTATATATTTTCTCAGTACCAGAAACAGTATCAATATAAATTACTCCAGTTCTAGGTTCATAAGTATTACCTTCTTCGTCCTTGAATTCTGTTTCACTCATAAGTTTACCTACAAGAACATTAATCGTCTTGTCTGGTATTTGAGAATCTGTTAATTTACCATTGCCATCAAGAGTTGCAATACCACTAGGAACACCAATTGAATTATCGATTGTATCAATACGACCGTCAATTCTATCGATTTCATCTTGAGTAGCCTTAGAAACAGGTTTATCATAATCAGCCGTATTATCTACATTTCCTAAGCCAATTTGTTCTGCTGTAACACCATGAGGATTTTCTTTATTCTCAGTGTGTTCAGTTACTTTAGTGTTTACAGTATCTAAAGCTTCTTGAACAGCAGTAGATATTGGCTTATCAATATCGGCTGTATTATCTACGTTTCCAAGCCCAATTTGTTCGGCTGTTACTTTATGTGGATTATTGAAATCTTTGATGTGATTGTCAATAGCTTCTGTAACATTATCTGAATCTGATACTTCTACATACTTGAATCCATCCCAGCGATAAAGTTTATTCGAACCACCGATACTATCAATATAAATAGTATTATGTCTTGGAATAAACTCTACACCTTCAGAATCAGTAAATTGAGTTTCAGTCATATACTTACCTTCGATAACATTCAGAGCTTCGTTAGGGATCTGTGAAACTTCTAATTTACCTTCGGAATCAAGTGTAGCTATACCATCAGGAGCACCTACTGAGTTTTCGATATTAGTAACTCTCTCGTCAATCTTATCAATATTACCTTGAAGATCACTACCAGAGTTATTAATTTTCTCCTCAAGTTCGGTCTTAACTGCATCTAAAGCTTCTTGTTGTGCGGTAGAAACAGGTTTATTGATATCAGAAGTATTATCAACATTACCTAAGCCTACTTGTTCGGCTGTAACTTTATGCGGATTATTGAAGTCTGAGATATGAGAATTAACCTTATCAGTTGTCTCCTTGCCTTTATCTCCCGCATAAGCAGTATCAGCCGTTTCACCTAAGTGGAGAGATTCTGATACTTCTACATATTTAACCCCTGTCCAACGATAAAGAAGATTAGTATCCTTAGTAACATAGATTTTTCCAACTTCTCCAGCTTCAGGTAGATGTTCGAAAGAGTCTACTTCAATTACATCATCTACTAAACTTGGCAATTGTTCTAGAGGTACTTTTCCGGCATCATCAAGAGTAGCTAAACCACCAGGCTGAGCAATAGAATCTTCAATATTAGTAACTCTCTCGTCAATCTTATCAATGTTATCTTGTAAGTCGTTTCCTGAGTTATTAATCTTTTCTTCTAGCTCTTTCTTAGTATTATCTACTAATTCCTGTGTAGCATTAGATACTGGTTTATCGAGGTCAGCTGTATTATCAACGTTTCCAAGACCTACCTGAGCTTTATCTACTTTATGAGGATTATTGTAGTCTGAAGTATGAGCATTAACCTTGTCTGTAGTAGCTTTACCTTTGTCTCCTGGGTAAGCTGTACTAGACGTTTCTCCAAGTGCAAGTGATTCAGAAATTTCTACATACTGAGAGCCTGACCATCTATAAGTCAAGTTAGTATCCTTAGTTACATAGATCTTACCAGTTTCACCAGTTTCAGGAAGTAAGTCAAATGAATCTACTTCGATTACATCATCTACGAAACTAGGTAATTGAGATGAAGGCACTTTTCCGGTTGCATCAAGTGTAGCAACTCCTTCTGGCATACCCATTTCGGAACGCTTAACCTGTGCATCATCTGTAACATTACCAAGACCTACCTGTTCTTTAGTTACTTGATGAGGATTACTCTTATCTTGGATGTGTGTATTAAGTGCTTCATTAGAACCAGCAGTAGCCTCTTCGATTTCTCTTCTAATATCTTTCATATCATCATCATGACGATGAGATAGGTTATCAATATTAGTTTGAAGCTCTGTCTTAGTTGCTTCAATCTTAGAATCAGTTGCTTGGAATTTAGCATCAGTCTTAGTTGCTAATTCAGTGATCTTAGATTCTAGATCAGTCTTAGTTACGGAAATACTAGATTCTAAGTCAGCTCTAAGAGTAGAAAGATCGGATTCTGTTTTAGTAGCTAATTCAGAGATCTTATTATTCAAATCTTTTGTTGCTAAACTAAGATCATTTTCTGTCTTAGATGCTAAACTAGAGATACTGTTTTCTAATTCTTTCTTAGCTTCAGAAAGAGCATTATTAACAGCAACAATATCAGCTTCTTCTTTAGCAGTTAGGTCTGATATAGCTTTTTCAAGTTCTGATTTAGCAGTATTAAGATCATTTTCTGTTTTAGATGCCAATTCAGATATACTCTTCTCAAGCTCTGTTTTAGTTACAGAAATACTAGATTCTAAGTCAGCTCTAAGAGTAGAAAGATCAGATTCTGTTTTAGTTGATAATTCAGAGATCTTATTATCCAACTCTTTCTTAGCAACTGTTAAATCATTTTCTGTCTTTGATGCTAAGTTATCAATATTATTCTGAAGTTCTGTCTTTGCTTCCTTCAGACTATTATTAACAGCAACAATATCAGCTTCTTCTTTAGCAGCAAGTTCGGCTAATTTATTCTCAAATTCTGATCTAAATACTTCTAAGTCTGCCTCAGTATTAGTTTGTAATTCAGAAATTTTATTTTCTAGTACGGTTCTTGTTTGATCAATTAATGCCTGTGTAGCATTAGAAATAGGTTTATCCTTATCTGCTGTATTATCTACATTACCCAGACCTACTTGATCTTTAGTAACCTTGTGAGGATTCTTATAGTCTGTTAAGTGTCTATTGAAATCATCATTAGTTGCTTTAGAATCTAGAGTTTCCTTAAGATTAGGAATATCCTCTATACCTAATTCAACAATTCCGATCTGACCATTTACAGACTTAACTGAATCTACATTATCAATTTTAACCCATCTACCATTACTATTAATTACCCAATCACCTGGATCAAAATCATATCCAAATTGAGAGCCTTTATTAATAGCTATATAGTAATGACCATTGGAATCAAAATCGTTAAGTTCAAGTTTAGGAACATTATTAACTGCATCCCAAACTCCTTGATATTTAACATTTCCAAGAACTGAATCTGGAAGTTGTGATTCCGGAACTTTACCATCTTCTCCAAGAGTAGCAACACCCTTAGGAACACCCATTTCAGAGCGTTTTATCTGAGCGTCATTAGTAACATTTCCAAGACCGATATCATTTCTATCTAAAAATGGATTTGTGGAAATTTTATAACCATTTACAGTATAGTTATCGATTGTCTCTTTAACTTCTGCAATCTTATCATCTACATCTTTATTGATAGTTTCACTAATTCCATCAAGTTTAGCTTTATCTTCTTTTGACATTACTCCATTTGATTCTGGAGTAGCTGTTGGAAGATTTTCTGTAGCTAATTCAGTGAAGTCATTAGAAGTGATATCATAACTCCAGTTTCTACCATCCAAGAAATATCCACCATTGAAAGTGAAAGTTCTCCAGTTACCGTCTAAGTTAATAAACTTAACTTTTATACCTGGAACTTTCTTTTCAGCTGGAAGGAAAGCATCTAATTTAGCAGCAGCATATTGGATGTGCCACTGATCTCCATTTTCTCCCTTACCTTCACCTGGAAATATTTCATTGATATTATAGACTACATCAGATTCAAGTTCTACTCTATCAGTTAATTCACCAACTGCTTCATCAATAGCATCCTGAACACCACTAAGTTTAAGACCTGTTTCTTCGATTGTAAAAAATCCTTCAGACTCAGGATCACGAAGAACACCAATAGTAGGATCGTTATGAGTACCTTCTACTATGATTCCTTTTCCCTCAGTAGCTGTTACACTATCTACTTTTCTTTCCTCTAATGAATCTACGAGTTCTTTAAGTTCTTTTCCTTTTTCAGCAGATAAAACTTGCTCTTTAGGATCACCACCTTCGAATGAATCTACGATGTTTTCCTTCTTTACGTAAGTCTTTTCTGCATCTTCTATTTTAAGATAGGGAGCAAGTTCAATAGATAAATCATATTCACCAATCTTTTCCCATTCTTTTATTTCTTTCCCTTCTTCGTCAACCTTAATAGTTACTATATATTCAGTATAACTCTGAAGTTCTCCGATATTATTTTCTTTTCTAAGAAGATAAATTTTATTTGTCTCTGCTTCCTCCAAAGAAGGTAGCTCATCCACCATTCTGAAAAGTGATGTATCTATAGTGCAAGAAATTACATTATCCTCACTGATACTAATCCCTTCTCCGGCTATCAATTTATCTTGCTTAGTCTTTAATATCTCTTCCAGTGCTTCATCTGTAATTACTCCAGATAAGTATGGTTTCCATCCTCCAGCTTCATTTCTTTTTTCCCAATTAACAAGCTGATAAACTTCTTTGGCATCAATTACATACCACAATTGTCCAAGAGAATCATTACCAGAATTATCCCCTGTATCAGAAAGAATACAGTCGGGAATTTTATACAATGCTGAAAGAGAAGATACTGTTTTGTGTCCACTAACTTCTATAGCTCTAACAATTCCATATGCACTAGGATTGTTGGACACTAATCTATCTGCAAAATTTAACGCCATTGTACTATTTATTTAAATTCTAACTCAACATCAGTAAAAGCACCTGGATTATTAGTAACATAAACTATATAATCTATTACTACACCAGCACCATTAGTGATTTCTAATTCTACTTTGTTAAATGCCTTAATTACACGAATTCCATCCTGATAAATACTATCTAACTCACCAAGAACTTTAGGATAAGCAAAAATAGCATATTCATCCATTTCTGTAGAAAAATGTTCTAGAGTCTTTTTAGGATGTTCAGTAATTAATTCAGATGTTTTCAGAGATTTAATATCATACTCTACTAAGTCTTTTCCCTTAGTAGATACACCATAGAATAATCTATGTGCGAATGTTACTGATCTAGTATCTTCTGTATAATCATAAACGCCAGTACTTCTAACAACATCTTCTCCTCTAACCATAAAACCAGTCTTAGGAGCTTCAAGTTTAATAGAAATAGTAGCATCTTCTGTATAATAAGGACTAGTTACTATATCAGAACTAACATCAGTACCTGTAAGAGTATCCCAGAATGAACCCTTAACAACTCCAGTAGGATCTTTCTTTCCATCTTCACTTGTCCATGTATAAACTCCTTTGAAAACAGCCTTATATCCATTTTCAATTACAGGATTATATTTATTTGGACTTGGAGTAATTGTTATAGGTTCGAATGCATTATTATAGAAATCCCAAGTTCCATTAATCTTAGGTTCTACAAGTTCTAAGTTTGTATTAAAAAGCTCATCTATTTTTTCTACTACCTCAATAAAAGTAGATTCTGTAAATTCTCTTTCAACTGAGAATTCAGATGTAAAACTATTCAGGATAATCTTTTCTGAATAATATTTCCCTGAATAAATCCACTCTAGAACTAATACATTTTTACACTGAGTTTCACACTCTATAATACTAGATTGAATAGATACAGGAACTATCGCTTTCCCAGAATCTACTCTTAAAGACGCAATTGAAATCTGATCTTTAATCTTTTCAGTAAGCTTAACAAAATTCTCTGCTCCACCAAAAATTTCTGCTATTTCTTCAGATGTACTTTCTGATGTTAACTCAGAAGTCATACTTGGGAATAACAATACTTTACTATCGATCAGTTTATTTATTTCTTCCTCCGATAATGCGAAGAAAGTTCCTTTAGTCCAAGCCTGTCTAGATCCTTTGATGAAAGCTATCGAAGTATCACTAATTTTTCCGGCTTCTAGATCTGCATTAAATTCCTCAAGAGTTTCATATTCAAGGAGAAAATCACCCCAAAAATTATCAACTCTAGGAACTCTAAGATCTACAACTACACCATCAGAATTTTTGACCCATATACTTTCCTCTCCGGCATGAAGACCTAAACCTAATTCACCTACTTCAAGCTGTTCTGGAGTAGGCATCTTTCCCTGTTCTACCGAATTTTTAAGAATAATTACGGTTGGTTCAGGAAGTTGATTTTTTACAATTATATCACTCATTGTCTTAGACATTTTGTACACTCCGGAACATCATTATTAGTTCTCCATTCCGTATTGTTTACTTCTTTATAATTATAGTAAGAATAACTTTCATCTTCTGGATAAACACCAGAACTCCAAGATTCGTAATCCGCTGTAGTCTGTCCTCTTCCACATTCATTATTACAAGGGCAGTCATTAGATTCGGGTTGAGCTAGAAGATTTTGATACTGGAATAAAATTCTAACTAACATAGCAGTCAAAACATTACTCCATGCATAAATAAATCTATCCTCATTGTATGGAATCTCAGAACCTTCAACGTATATTTCACCATTATCAATTCCAAGTTCACATCTAAGTTCATCTACAGCATAAAATACAATCTTAGCTTCACCATGATCTCGAATATCAAAAAACTCTTGAATATAAGTTTTGACATCTGATCCTTCTGGAAGTAAAGTTAATCTATCTGATATATATTTTAAGATATATGTGATATACGGAGCTAATTCACATCTCATGGAATAATCTATCTTAGCTATCCCTAGACATGATTTAATATTTTGAAGAGCTTGTTTATATGTGATGTATCCGTTTTTATCGTTCCATCTCATTATTATTTCACTTCAAAAATAGTAACTCCGTTTATTACCATCTTAACCAAAGTTTTTCTCTCTGGATCTAAGAATAGGTATAATCTATCCTTTTCAAATTGAAGGATATCCAAGGTATTTGTTACAATATCAACACCTTTACAAGAATCAGATTGCATTACACGATCTGATACAGAAAATTGAATACCTTTTGTAGTATTACCGTAACAATCTGACTGACAACTAGTATTAGTAATTCTAATACCATCTCCTTCTAAAATTTCAGAAGAACTAAGAGCGTTAGTATAAAGATCTGATAAAGCACTCTCGATCTTATTTAAGTTAGCTGCATTAACAGGAGTTTTATTATCAATCCATGTAGTTTTTATATAACTATTTTTCATAATTTATGTTATTATTTAAACTTACCACTCTCCTCCGTCAATAATGTTGTAAGGAGATTTCCAATTATCTTCATTAGCCCAATTAGATTCATCAGCATCTGGTCCTTTATAAATATATTCTGAATATGCACCTTCACTACCAAGAAATCTAATTTTCAATCCGCTACGTCGTCTTGCTTCAGGTACTAATCTAATTGCTCCCGAAAGAGTTAATTTTCTTTCATAATTATTTATTTCAGCATTAGCATTACAAAAATCTTTTAAGTTTTCATTTATATAACTAACTGCAGCATTAACAGTATTATTTATACTATTGATATCAGCACTAGTTAATGAATCCCCAGGATTTTTATTACTAACATCAGTTCTATCAAGCAAGTCCATAATATTTTTCTTATTTTAATTTCATTAAATCTAAGAGATAATCATTAAATATATCTCCTCCTGGAATATTACTCTGCTTAAATTTTAGAGCCCCTGGATTAAGAGGTTTACCAAGTCTTCCAACAAAAGGAGCTGTATTTCTAGCAGAACGTCCGGAGATCACTTTTATATCTTTCGGGCTTCTTACTTTTTTCATTTAGAATGTTCCTCCATAGATTTTATTAATACGAATTCCATCAACCTTCTCATCATAAATCAAATTATTATTATCCAATTTTACATCAGCGGTTAATGTTTTCTTAGATTCAGTAGGACCAGGACTCATTGTAAAATCGATGGTATTAGAATCTTCAAATATAATTCCAAGTCCATCTGCAGTAGTTCCACCAGTTTTTATCCACTGTCCTCCGATCATTGTATAAGTAATGGAAGTAGTACCGTCATAAGAAGTCAGGATTACTACATCTCCATTCTTAGGTTTTTCACCAAACAACGCAATCAAGATACACTCCTGATCTGATTGTTCCTCTGACTGTTTTTTTGCTGTAAATATTCTAGGACCTTGACTTAATTCCATAGTATCTGAAACAATGTCAAAATCACCTAAGTCTGCACTCTTAAAAATTACTAAAAGAATACAAACATCTTCAACTTCATTATAATATCTTACAGCAACTAATTCAGCATATTGTCTAGATGCACATGAGAGAGCCTTAAGTGCTTCATCTCGATTGGCATAAATACATTCAAATCTTGTTAACTGTGATTGTGCCATTTTTATTATCTTTTATCTAGTATATCACCATTGAAGTTTACATCTATATCTGTAATTTCATTTGTATCGGTATTAATATCCTCTACATTTGCTCCAACGATTCTCACTATACGATTAGTTATTATATTTCCCTTTTCATCGATAAAAGCTATTCCATTTGACATATCTTTTATCCAAGAAGCTTCAGTATCAACTCCATATCCACAAATTGATTGATTAGATAAGAAAGTTCCACATACAGCTTTAAACTTACTAATAACATTAAGCTCGATAATTTCCAAATCTTTCCAAGTAAATATTTTCCCTGGATACTCGGTTAATTCGATCACTGTTATAGTTTTTCCATCAAGAGATATTCTAAAATAAATATCTTTAATAGTTAATAGATCATTACTTCCTCCACCTGAGAAACAACCAAAGAAATTACTAACAGGTAATGAACTAACTTTTACCTTAGCACCGATCAACTGTTCATATTCCCAAATTCCAGAAGGACCTACAATTCTTGAGTTTCTACAACTATTCAACATTTTATCCTTTGCCTTTAGCTAGAGAATCTACATAGTTATTCCAGTATATATCGGCATCAACACCATTATTTTTCTGATGTCCCTTTACCCACTTATACTCAATTCTTCTTTGTAAACCCTGTTTAATTATTTCTTTATCAATATCACCTTTAATTCGAGCAATGTATGGTTCTTTTACTTTCCAATTACCAGTCATCCATTCTCGAACACCAAGATAATCTGCATGGACTACTACAATATCATTCGGACCCCAAGAACCACGAAATTCATATAAAGCATGTAAAACTGCTACTAACTCCGCACTAGGATTGCTACACTTCTGAGCTCCAAAAGATAAATTCATATATTCAGGAGTTAATTCAATTGAGAATTTATTAAGCATAGTTCCCATTCCAGGTCCGGTAGGGTCAATAAGAACTCCTCCGATACCAAGTCTTCCATTATTTTGTTTGTCTAGGTGAGATCCGTCAGTATAAATATCAAACTGTTTCATCTCATCAATTTTAAATATCTAAATTTTCATCCAAAGAACGATATTCGAAGGGATCAAGTTCTAATCCAAATTCTTCAAGGCACCATTCTCTAAATTCTTTCGTACCAATTACACTTATCTCTCCAAGAACATTCAAAAGCTCCTCTCCTTCAATTTTAGATAGACTTTTATCTAAGTGACAAATTAACCTTGTCATAAGATATCCAAAATGACTTAAAGATCCATCTACATCACTATCATAACACTCCAAGACTCTAAACCCCGAATGAGTATTAAAACTTGAAAATAGATCAATCCACTTTTCTGGAATATGAATCGAAGAACCATTATAGAGATAATAAATAACATCTTCTGTAGGTGTAATTCTTAGGATAACATAATCTAAAACCTTATGATCACTAAGTCCTTTTAGAACGATTCTCTTAGATTTGCCTTCTCGTATATAAGATAATTTGTAAAACTCGGTAAATACTTCTTTAAACCAGGCATCTTTCATAATAGTGTATATAAATTAATTAAAGCCAACCCTGAAAGAATTATCGTATTATTATCTTCCATCACTAAATATCCCGTTTTATCACATTGACTTCTATAACTTAAAAGATCAAGAAACTCGGATAAATCTTGTTTCAGGTAAAATGTAATTGATATAATTCCTTCTCCTATCGCAAAAGAACATATTATTGAATAAGGATGTATGTCAAGTCTATCTAATTTAGCTACTATGTCTTCCTGGATTTCAATTTCTCTAGGATTACTTCTCATAGTATTATTTCTGTTATATGACTGTTTAATATTCCCATACTGTTAATTAGGTTAGATAAGATAGATCTGTGACATATTTTATCATCAGAACCATAACCCATTAATATAACTCCTCTTGCATTACTAAGTTCAGCCAAGTAATTAAGTTTATCAATAACCTCTACAAAATTTACATTCGACATCTCAATAATATATCTCTTAGAAAATTCTGTAAAATCAATAAGCCCGTCTCTCTTTGCTCTAAATAATTCTGTACTTGGAGCTAAATTTCTAAAATGTACTGCCGTTCCATTATACTTACCAATTAATTCTGAATTACTAATATTTCTTATTATAAAAATAGGTAAATATCCATTCTCTGTAAATATTTTTAATGTTACCGGAGATACAAATGATGTTTTAACTTGTAATTGGTATCCCATTTTTTCTTAGTTTTATTAATAACTTTAAAATTTATTTATTGTCCTCCAAATTTTTTATTAGATGTCTTAAATCCTGACTTCCCTGAAAAACTAGAAGACTTTTTCCCACTAAAACGTCTATCTGCTTGATAAGATTTATTAAAACCATTACTATCAAACCCACTTTCTTGTTTCTTAGGTTTGATAGAAGATGTAGTAGAGCCGCCAAACTTCTGACTACTAATCATAAATCCTGAAGGAGCTGTTTGTAGACGTTTAAGGAGATTTATATTACTCTCTATCATCGACTTTACTGTATGACTGTCGAAGTGATAAGATATTTCTGGATAATTCAATATGTCGCCCTGAATTAATCCAGCTGATGTTAAGAATACAGAAAGATTAACGAACGCTTCAGTCAGGTTACTAGATATCAAAAGAGTATCTGTCGTAGGTTCGTAGATCTTATATTCTTGTGTAGACTGATCATAATTAATAACTACTTCTACCATGACTTTTTAATTACTTATGGCAAGAGCACCTAGGATTACTGCTACACAACCTAAAGCACCTGCCCATAATTTACGTTTTCTTTTTTCTTTCTTTAAGCTATTTTCTAAAGCTTGTATAGAGTTAACATAATAATCATCTTTTTTCCTCATCATCATAGACTGATAAATTATAATTGAGTCTAGATTCGCTGCCTTAATCGAATCCTCTTTTATTATATCTCCTTGAAGTTTTATAATTTTTTCGGAAGACTCAAGATCTACTATTATGCTATTAATTGTTTTCAGATTTTCAGGAGATATAACTATCATTGTATCTCCACGATGCTCTATTATCTCTTGTGAATATCCTTTAGTGATAAAAAATAGAGATAATAAGAGACAATAGATTATTTTTTTCATAAGAAATAATAAGTATGTATGAAAATTATTTAAGTCTTTCTATAAAAATATCCAAGAAATTCTTAATATCTTCTTTATAATGACATTTCCAAAAATAATTATCTGGTACTGAAAGCATAAAAGGAATCTCTACTGGAATAGGTTTTGGATACTTAAATATATAATAATCTTCTATATTAATATCATTCATACACTTCCACCAAGATATTTTATCACTATCAAGAGGTAAGTTATCAGGAAAAATTAACTTATCATAATTAATAATATTATATTCACATTTAGGAATAAGAAGATAAATAGATCTCTATAGTTTGAAGATTCTTGATATATTCCTACCATAATATTATCCATTATCATTAATATTTAGGAATAAATTTATTTAATCTTCTCTAAAGGATTTTCTCCTATTTCTAGATCAATACGATTAACTATTAATTCATATTTTGGTTGATTCTTTGAAAAATATCGCCACAGAACATCATCATAATAATCTAAATAATTATCTCCTTTTCTTATTTCATAGATATAATAAGGATGACTAACTTCATTTTCATATACAGATATTGGATAATATAGATCTTGTTCTACTATCTTTACATATTCATTAGTATCTAATATATAATCTAAATCATATATTACTTGTACTTTATCAATCTGTCTTATCCCTAATTTTCTCTCTATTTTTTGAAGTTTAATATCATCTACAATATCCAATCCATCATAAAAAAATTCAGAATCAATTTTAATAATATAATAATTTTTTAAACAGATATTTTTAAAATCTCTAATATTATCTACAATCGTATATAATTCGGAATTAGTTTCAATATTAAAATTATCTTTTTTTAATAAATAAAAAATATTACATTTTAAATTAATTCGATTACAAGAAGATAATCCAATAATTTCTTCACTAAAAGCTGTTGTAAATAAAGTTGCTGATCTTAAGAAAACATCTTGTGGTAATATTTCAATAACTTTTATAATATTCATAATTACATAGTTTTTGTTTTCTTAAATCCTTTTAATCGTTTCGAGATTGAATCTTTAATGGCTTTATTTCTACCAATCTTATACGTTTTTAGACTTAAATCCAATTCTTCTTTTGCATTTTTTAATTCATCTTTACTTGCACCAGCAGCTTTTAATAATTTTAATGCCTTTTTAGAAGCATTTTTCTCTTCTTGAACTACTATACTCCCTTGATATAAAGTCTTTAATCCATTTCTAATCCCAACTCTTTTATTTTTATTACTATAAGACCCTCTAATATCATTATTTTTATCTGATATTATCTTATCTAATCCTTTACCAGTTGAATTTTTTGAATGTCCAATTTCATGAGCTAATGATGCTTGTCCACTGGAAGGAGGAAAATTTATTACATGATCACTACTCATAAAAGCTTTTCCCAACTTTCTATCAAATTTATCATTAGATCTTGTCAAATCTATTTTCTCTTTAGTAGAAACATCACTTGACTTCTTCTCCCAAGATTTTGTTTTATCAAATCGTTTTCTAAAAAATTTTTCACTACTTGATAATTTTTTCTTTCCATTTAGTATTTTAATATTAGATTTCTTAGCATCTTTTCCAATATTTTTTAATACCTCAGGATTTCTATCCTTAGCAACAGACTTAAGAGATTCATTTATTTTCTTTAATTTTTCACTATCTAATTTAGATGAATCATCTAATTTTTTAGCAATTAATTTACCAACTTTCTTTATTCCAGAAATAGCTGCTGATTTTAATCCATATTCCTTCTGTTCTACTTTCCAACCTTCAGAATATAATTTCTCAACTAAATCTCTACCAGTAAAAGTAAATTGTTTTTGAGAATATCTTTTTATGATCATAATTCAACAATTTAAAATTGAAAAATAAAAAACTTAGAGAACTTGACAGTAATCGTGCTTTTTATCAACACGAAAGTAAGTTCTCTAAGTTCTATTTTCTTTAATACTTACTGTCAAATTCTCTAAGTTTAAGTCTAAGAAATTCTACCGCTTCTGTTGTCGGTAATTCCCTAATACTGTCTACTTTATCAGTTCGAGTAGATTCTATCCTATGAATCTTTTCTCTGAGATAACTGATAATACTATCCCTTGATATTATCTCTACTTCAAGGGAATCAATTTTATTTTTTTCAGGTTGTATAATTTCTGGAGGAGGTAATATAGTTTCCCCCTTAGATTTATCTTGAGAGGAGTGGGAGTAATATAATACCCCCAATCCAAACCCAAGTAATAACAGTAATGAAATTAAAACAGCCTTCTTAATCGTTTCCAACATCTTCTGTTACGAATATTCCTACACGATATTCCAATTCGCCTTCCTTTTTATAATTAATATATTGATGGAATATTCGATAGTCTCCGGAAGCCTCTTTTTGAATCAAATGAGCATCCCAACCATGTGTAGAAGTTAATTTATCTATCAAGTCTTGCAACCTGGAAATCTTAGGTGCATACTCTTTAAGGATATCTAAATCTTGAGACGGATTCATCAAGTTCTTCATTCTCTCCAATTCTGCCTTAGACTCCTCCTCTCCCATAATATCCTCTGAAAGATTTGTAATTTTATATTGTTTAGGTCCGGTAGTACATGTAACAGTATTTAAGAACTGACCTGCTACCTTCTTAGATTTAATCTCTGCCAAAGTCGCACTATAACCTTCACTTCCGGAAATAATGTTCTTGATATCTTCTAAGACCTTCAAAGACGTAGTTATTCCTAAACTTACAAATACACCTACAGGCTTTACAAATGTCTCTCCATCTACTGAATTAACATAGAAAGTCTTAAATGATGGTTGATAAAATACTTCAACCAATGAATGGACTTTGTCTCTATTTATGTTTCCATTATTAATAGTTGCCATTGTTTTTAAAATTTTTCACTTTGAAATATTTAAATTCTTGATTATAATTACTATATCCATAATTAAATCCGTACATGGTATAGTTAGGCATCTTTAGTTCTTGTTCATGCCATTCTTCCAAGTAATCTTCAAAGTCTGATATTAAGATCAAGATAGCTTCAGGTCCATAATTCTGTCTGAAATATTCCATACCTCTAGCCATTCTTGTTCCACCTCCCATAGAGATTCTTGGAACACCCTTTCTCGGGTCGATATCTTTAATATGATCTCCAAGCTGTGTAGACCATGAAATAATATTATACTTTAATCCACGTCCAATCTTTTTCATTTTATTGGCAATAGTATTCAAAATTCTATCAACCAATCGTGTATCCATAGATCCCGAAACATCAATTAAAAATACAATAGTTGGTTCATTAGACATGGTTACCTTTCTTCTAATAGTTGGAGCAATAACAGAACGATTAATACCACGATTATAAAGATACATAAGATCTTTCTTTGTATCAACTTTAACCACTCTAGATTTATAATTTAACATTACTTCATCTAGAGCCATATCTACTTCGTCTGTCTTATCCACAAGTCTCGTTGCATCTGGAGCTCCACTAGAACCACATCCAACGCCACCTCCTGAACGAATTTGTCCAAGCTCACGTTTTTTATCGGCATCGTCTCTAGAGTCTGTTCTGTGATCTTTATGAGTTCCACCCTCATCTTTACCGTTACTGTTCAAATCACCTGAACCAGAATCTCTCTTTCCTTTATATGGACAATCTTTTGGATCACCTTTACCTTGCTGATTACCTTGTCCAGATCCTGAACTACTACCAGAACCATCATCAGTCATACCCATTTCCTGCATAAGATCAGAAAGACCTTGCATTCCACCACCTTGCTGATTACCTTGTCCAGATCCTGAACCACTACCTTGAAGTGCATCTTGAATATCTTGATTTGTAACTTGAGATGTATCACCGTTTCCACCCTTTTTAATAGAAACCAACATCTTAACAAACTGATCCAAGTGTTGAACAATTAGCATCAAGTATTCAGGGTAACTAAGTTCACTCGGGAAAGGGTTACCTTCGGATATATAATATCTTTCTGGAACAATGAGTTTAATTTTAGCCTCATTTTCCATCTTCTTTATCATATCATCAAGAGCCTGTTTTGCTTCTTCATTATCAGTGTGATCTCTATTATATTTCAAGAGCTCAAGTTGATAATTAGGAAGAACTGATGAAATATCTGATTCCATCTCCTCTACATCTTCAGTACTTAGGATTTTAGAATTTACTTCCATATCCATAGCAATATTATGAAGACTGTGATTAAGAACTGGATCATCTATTACTCTCTCAATCAACTTCTCTGCAAAATCAATTCCACACTCTTTATTAATTCGATCAATCAATTCGCCTCGATAATCTCTGAAGGTATTACAAATCTGAGTATCAAGCTCTTCATGAATACCATCAAGATGTCCTAAGTAAATATGTCCGTACTCATGCATAAGAATACGAAAATCAGTACGTGGAATCTTAATCTCTGAGCAGACAATTTTATAGATAACATTTCCTGAGATATCATCTTTATATTTAAAACAATATCCAAGTTCAGGATTATCAGGATTAAATGGTTTTTCTGTATTAACCATCAACATATTCCCGAATCTACTATAAGTATTGTCAATGAATCTTTTAATAAATTCTAACTCTGTCTGATTTCTCATAATTTTAAATTTTGATATTTTTCTAATAAATTAACCTTAGAGATCCACATGATCATTACATATTTTTCTCTAAGGTTAACACTCATATAATAGTATAATTATTTAAAACTTCTAATATCAGGAACCATACTTCCCATGCTCGGATCTTCCTGAAGAATAATCTTACGAATTGATCTGAGTTTAAATCCAGAAGTTCTAAGGTCTTCTTGAGTATTCTTCAACAATGCCAAAGTATCATCCTTATAACCCTTAGAAGAATCTGTAATCAGACTTTGAATAGAAGTCATAAGATCTGAAATTGTATTCCAATAAGATACATATCCAATGAATGTCTCTACTGGTACTTTATCCAAGAATTTATCAGTAGTAGATACTTTAATCTTGGTAATAGAAGAACCAGAATCCTTACTCAATTTAAACAATTTCTCGATGCAAGCTGGATCAATCGGACGTTCGATTTGTTCTAAGTCCTTATCTGATTTAAGTTCTGATAACTTATTGATTATTGCTTGCATTTCAGGAACTTCGAGCTTTTTCTTTCCATCTATGATCTCGTTGAAGAACTTAGTATACTTAGGAAGTTTATCATTCTTCATCTTTTCAATATCATTAACGATATTAACCATAGTATCATAGAAGTCCTTAGAAATCGGCGTCTTAATCAAATTCTTCGTTTTTGGATCTCGAGAAATACCAATACCACAAAGACCATCGATCATATTACGATAGTTATCTGAAGTAATACCGCTCTTACCAAAACACTTAAAACTTGCAATTGTAACGTCTCTAAGATAATTCAAAGTTCGGAAAGTTGTAAATCCATAAAGCTTAGTCTCATTTTCGGCATCAGCATAGATACCATTAAGTTCTGTAATTGCTAAGTCTACAGGTTTACTACCAGAAGTCATCAATGCTCGAGCAGTTTGTTTAATACCACGTTCGATATACTCGCCAATCTTATTATATTGATCAGCCAGAATTTCTACTTCCTGAGCATCAAGTTTTTTCATTGTATCTCTAAGACTTCCCATGAAATCCTTAACCTTACCTTCTGATGATGCAATAGCTCCGTCATATTTACAAAGGAATGTATCCAGGTCTGTATGATCCGGAGTAATGTTGTAAATCATAAAACGATTCATTAACGGAGGTAGCATTTGCATAGAATTCGAAAGATTCTGTGCATAATTACCTGCAGAAACAATCAATGTATTCTCTGGAAGTCTTTCTGAACCCACTTTACGCTCAAATACTAAATGCAATAAACTAGCCTGTACGTATTCGTTTGCTGTAGTGATCTCATCCAAAAATAACAGTGATTTACCTCCTTTTTCTGCAACTTTTAAGATTTCAGTATACCAAGAAGGTCTAAGATGTCTAGTTGTTGGGTTTTCTTGATCACTCGTAGCCACATCATATCCCATAACTTCTTCTGCAGTTGTACTATTACCTCTAAGAAGGACTAGGTGATAATCTCGAACTTCTGCAAACATCTCTACTGAAGTTGATTTACCAAGACCTGGATTAGACATAATAAGTACTGGTACTCTTGAAATCTCACTAACTTTCAATGCTGTAAAAATTGAAATGTTAATGTTGTCATTTTTTGATTTTGCCATTTTTCTAGCTTTTTAATTTGTTTATTTTTCTTTATAACTTTAATCATTGAGGGGAGGTTTCTATATAATATCCCCTCATTTATTAGATTTTGAGGGTTTCTGAAGTGCTATTTATTATACTTCAAAATTAAAAAGAACACTAGATTAATCTATATTTTTATAAATTTTTCTAATGTTCTTCTCAATTGTAAGGCTTTAACCTCTCTTAAATAGCAAAATTCACTTTTTTAGGTAATCTTGAATTATCTTATAATCTACTGAGAGAGTTGGAAATAATTGTTTAGCTTCAGATAATATTTTCTGGAGTATAGGTTTAATAAATTCATCTTCAAACAATCCTGAATAAGCTTGATCATAGAATACAACACTTTTACCTCCATCCGATAAGAAAAATGTAGTAATTCTCTTAGCAATAATTCTAGGTGTTGTTCTTTTTAGTGAATTATAATATCCTCCCAGAACTAAATACTTATCTTCTATTTTAAATTCAAGATCTGTTATATATTTAATTCTACTTTTAATATTATTCATTATGTAATACATGTTTTAACTTTTCCTCTAAGTCATCACATCGTTTCTCGGTTTCCTCTAGCTTTTTCCTCAAGTCTTTAATCTCTTTCAAAAACCAAGGATTATCCATAGTTTCCTCTAAACAACCTTGAAGATATCTAATGACTAGCTTTAAATCCTCTTGAAGGTCAGTATCTTTAGAATGCAATATTTCTTCTAAGATAGCTTTTGAATTTATTTCTATACTACTATCCAAAACTGCTTTAGTATGATCAACATAAAAAACTTCTCCAATAGGCATTAATAACGGATTTGAAATTGTACCCTTACTACTACTCATGATTTCTAAACATATATAATTCATTAATATCTAAACATTTATATATAGTATCCTCAAGACTTGATGTGATTGAAGTATGAAAATGTCCAAAGAACCAATACTTACATCTTACTCCTCTAAATACCTGATCTAAGTATTTTCGATTTTCTAAGTCTCTGAGGTAAACATCTTCTGCTTCCTCTTCGTGACGTGTAATAATTGGTTCAAAACATAGTGGAGCAGTATGAGAAGCTATTATATCAACCCTCCCTGGAAGATCTTTAATAGGCTTCTTAATTATATCTTCTGTCTTCCACCATACTCTTTTAGACGAACCAACTCTCTCCATCAATCCATTATAATTCATTCTCCATTTATAATCTACTGAAGTTGCTCCCCCGATCGGATATATTGTTTTCCCCGAGAGTTCTACTACTTCATGATCCTGGAGAAATTTAATTCTGGGGAAATCATTTATTAATTTTTCATTCCAATACTCTAGGTTATCATGATTCCCTCTTATAAAATAATATGTTATATTATTTTTCTCTAGTCTAGTATTAATTCTTTCAAACTCCTGATTATAATACCCTGGCTTAGAAAAACCTAATCCTACATCTCCAAGAAAAATAATATTAGCATCTTTAAGTTTATAACGTTGAGTTATAATCCATGTAATTTCTCGAAAACTTCCATGAATATCTGCACAAAAGTATAAATCTCTTTCTTGTTCATTTTTCATAATTTCTTTTAGGATGGAAAGCTTTGATTCTCTTTCCATCAATTATAAGGTTTTGCATTTTTAAGAGAAGCAAAAAGAAAGAACCACACTCATCGCATAGTTCTTTCATAATAGTTTTAACCCTAATAACTTTTATCTTTTTTCAGGGTGATCTTGATTTTTGATTCATTATTACTTTGTTTTAGTTCTCACATAGTTTTAATCCACATTAGTAAGGAATTCAAGGGAGAAGAAAAAAGAGAAGGAAGCATTAAGCTCCCTTTTTCTCCCTTGCTACGATGACATTATATTCATCATCAACTTCTAAAAAATCCCAACCTTCTGGAATCTTAACCAACTTCTTAGTCTCGAACTCATTCATCATTTTTTGCATCTCCGGTTTGATAGATTTTACACTATCAATATGAGACATCAAATAACCTTTAAGTCCGTTCTGAAGTTTCATTAGGTTCTCAATAGATTCCATGAAATTATCTATCGTTTTTCTTATAGTCTTCTTAACGGGATTTTCGTTTTCTCTTGATTTCTTAAGCACCTCGTCCATTTTTGTAACTGATAACATATAAAATTGTCCAAGGCTTCTCAAACTTTCCAATCTATTATCTAGTAGATTGTAGTAATATTCACATGCAAAAATATGTTCTGGACTACCCTCATCTAGCTCCATATTAATTTTTTGCAATCTTGTGAGGTGTTCTTTACATAATTGTTCATATTCACGATTAAATTCCTTTGCAATTAGATCTAATTCATCTAACCAAAATTTTAACTTTTCCATAATCTCTCTTTTAAGTTTATTTCTACATATATAAGGCTTTGAAAGATTATTATATGGAAAAAGCTAAAATCTCTTCCAAAACAAGACAACTAACAATGCAATCGGTAAGAAAGGCATAAAATTAACAATAGTCTGTCTCATCTTCCTATATTCATCTTCAGGGAGTATATTTTTTATATTATCTAGAGTATGAATAAAGAATAATCCGATAAATATTGCAATAAGAAAATAATAGAATAAAAATGTTATCATAATTGATTATTTATTATTTTTAAGTTATTATATGTTCCTTGATATTCTGGTTTTACTCCTATAATATCAAATCCTTTTACTCTTTTCTTCGTACCATCTTCTGAAATTTCATTAACTTTTGCTTCTTTCGTAATAAAATATGCATCTAAATCAGTTGCTTTAGGAGTAGCTGTATAAGAAATAGAAGAGTATAAAAATCTTAATCTTTCTTTAGCTTCTGCAGAACTTATTCTATCTCCAATACTAAAATTTGAAAATATTGTATTTATTAAAAGCTCTTTACTAAATGTTACTATACCTAATTCTCTTCTGACTAGAGTTGCTTTATATCCTAAAGCTCTAAATTTCTGAGGTCCAATTGCTATATAATGAGATTTAACATCATCTTCCTCTGATATCTGAGCTAATACTAAATCTATAACCTCTTTGGATAAATCAGATTCACATAATAATCTAGCTTTCTCAAAATATGTTCCTAATTGTTCATACTGATATAAGAAATTAGACACCTCTTGATTAATAATATCATTTGTATCTAAAACAGAATGTACACTAGAGAATACTGTAAATCTATCTTTATAATCTATTTGTTGTATTCTGAAAGCTCTAATCTCATTAACCAGAACGAGATTATTAAGAACTGGGACTAAATTTGATCCAATATGCTCATTTACTGCTATATAGTCATCTTTATAATTATAAGATTTAGTATTTTTCTGATAAGTTTTAGCTAAATTATATTTAGCATCATCTGGTGCAGATTCGAAAGATCTTAATAGATCGCTCGTAGCCTTCTTTTTTCTTTCAAGTTCTTTATCAAACTCCTCTTGACTAACCTTTCTATAATCGCATATTGACCTATAATAAAATACAGCATCATTTTTCCAGGGATTCTCAAATAATCTCTGACGACCTAGGATTTGTGGGAGATCATCAGAAATATCTACAGCTAAAGTATCTATATTACCATCGCTAAATATAAAACTTCTAGCACATGTAGAATAAAAATCGGCTCCTAGATATACAGTCCTTGTACAGAAGGTGAACATTTTAGGTTTTACTCCTTTTAATGGTACTTCTCCTATTACAAACCTCTTTCCTAGTTTTTTCTGTATACGTTTAAGATTTCCCTCTGTTTTACTACATAGAATATTTACTTCTTCAGGTTGGAGATCACACTTTTTTATAATACTAACTATATGATTAACAGAGTTTACATAGAATACTGCCTCATCTGATATTATCTCTCTAGGATATCCATTAATCATCCTAATAGCTCTCTCAAAATTACCATCCTTGTAGGATTGAATAATTTCTGGTAACTTAGTCCCCACACTCATCATAGATAACACCTTTAGATTCGGTCTAATTATTCGACTAGGATCTTCTTTTCCCCAATTCATATCTATGTATGGGAGACCATTAAATTCATCTAACATATTTAAATATTCCTCTAACATAGGGGTTGCTGATACAAATAATGCACTATGAGATTGTTTAAGATAATAAAGAAATCCTAATTCGGTATCTGACTTAAATCTAGCATCATGTAGGATTGTCTGAAATTCATCTATTACAGTGTAGAATGATTGAAATATTCCAAGACTCTCTAGGATATCCTTTACAATTCTATATGAATCGTATGTTACTAGAATCTTATAAGGTTTATCATAAGACTTTCGGAAATTAATATAATCTTTAATTTCTCTCATTAATCGATTATAAATATCATTTTTATCCTCTCCAGTACACTCTTTTAATTTTTCCATAAATGATCTAGATTTATCTAGTTTAGAGAGATCTTTATCAACCTCTATTTCTTTTTCTAATTCATTCACAACTAGATAAACTTCAAATTCATGTTGATCTTTTTTATTCTTAAGTAACATTTTTCTAGGAGAACAAAGTATTACATTCTCAGGACCATTAATACAGTATTCAGTGAAACCACAACCTGGAAGTTGCTTATTTATTATACACTTTACAGGTAGTTTATAAAATCTAAATAAACTATCCATTTCTGAAATATATCTAATACCTCTAGGTACTATGATATCAGGTAATTTATTGATCATAAATATTAAATATTTTAATTGTTATTTTTAATTCAATACAGAATCCAGTTTTAATAAATTGTCTTTTTAAATTGAAGACACAGGAGGATCCCTTTTTCATTAATTAGAGTTTAAAAGGATAATACATGCGTTTTGTCACTTTAGATATCATAAAAATATAAAATAGTAAATAAATCTAAATCTGAAAAAAAAAGGACACTTTTTAATATTAAAATAAGATCCGCCTCTTGAAGGCGGAAATCTGAATAAAATCTATATACTTAAATCTAAATAATCGGAGAAAAACCTATTATCATTCCCATATATCTTATTCAAAGTTTCTTCCTTAGATCCCCTCAGCGGTAGCGAACGGAGGGGATGGATAACGGGAAGCTCCTTTGTCTTCGAACTTTAAGGACAATTTTGCTCTCTATAGTCCTTTAAATTCTAATATATGAAAGAAAAACCCCAGGCACATTTTGCCCAGGGTGTATTTGATTAATTAATAACCAAATTGAAAATAGCTATCAAAGCCTTCAGTAATATTTTTACTAAGACTGAAGCTACTAGGGATATCACTAAGATACTCCCAGCTATCCATACTACAGCGAATAGTATGAATAGTGTTATGTTAAAAATCTCAATGTTCATAATAAATATTTAATTGAGTTTTAGTTAAAAATATTAGAGAATAGAACTATTATATCCAATTTCTTTCAATATTTTAGGATTCTATAGTTTAACTTCTATTCTCTCATATATAAGGCTTTTAGCATTTTTGAGACGGTTAGGAGAAAAGGGTGGTATATGTGCTATCCTTTTCTTTTTCTTCAAGAACAGAAAATAAAAAGGATACAAGCTTTTATTACACTTATATCCTTTATTTTTATGGCGTTAACAAAAATCTTCAGTGATGGTGAATCTTAGACCATCACTATAAAATTCCCCGTATTTATTTGGGTTATATTTTTTTAGTTCGGAAGGTATTGATCGAGAGTAGCTAAAATATGGACTAACTTCATCTGGATTGTCATTATAGTAGCTCTCTAAGTCATATCCTTTATCCAAGAACTCTTTTAATTCACTCTCCCAAAATTCCTCGGCCGTATACTCAACGCCATATTCGTCTTTTATTATAACATTATTTTTCGCGAAGAACTTATTTATACCTTCGCGAGTAAGTTCATAATATTTTCCGAGATTGGCGTTGAATAAAAACTTCCACCCGGCCGATCTTTTTCCTAGGTGTATTTCTTTTGTTATATCCTTTAAAAGATCAGCAGCTTCACTAAATTTGTTTTCGTCAATTAATTTTTTTGCTTTTTCTTTATCCCTTTTTTTCACTGGGATTACTGCATAGAAATTTGTTCCCATAATATATTTTATTAATAATACATATATAAGAAAGTCAAGGGAGAAAAAGAAGTAGAAGAACTTTTTATCGTCCTTCTACCTTTTTTAAATTTCAATAGCCAATAAAACCTATACTAGCTAATGAATCTCTTTGTCTTTCATTCAGCAATCCAAGGTTATTTTTATTAAACTGTAAGATCGCCCATTTAGAGATTTTTTGAGATTCATAATCCCCATTCTCTAACGTCTCTTCTAAAAACTCTAGATTCGTCATTGAACTAGGTTTTTGTCTTAGCAGGAAGATGAGATTATTTACTTTTTCATCCCATTCTTCCAAGCTTTGTTTTTCTCTGAACTTTTCTTTGTATTGTTCATTCTTTTCTGCGAAACTCTGGAACATATCAAATATTTCCGGAGATTTCTCAAGTACCAAACCTACAAATTTTCCAATGTTTTCTAAGGTTCGGTTTGCTCTTTTTTTCTGCCAACTCATCCAATTTTTCTTGAGCGGCTATTGATGACGTTACTGTACTTGTCACGTCAATCTTCATTTTCACTTCTCCTACCTTTGGAATAGGGAAGGTTGTTTCAAAATTTGATGTAGCATGTCCTGTAATTTCTGGTTTAACTAATTCTGCCGTTACTTTACTGTTTACTACATTCAACTCATTCATTTTGTTAATTCTTTTCATAATCTTTATTTTTAAAAAATTAAACTCCTTTAAGCTTTTTGTCATGCTTAAGGAGTATTTATTTACTTTTATTATCTCATATATAAGGCTTTTAGCATTTTTGAGATGGAAAATATTTTTAATACAGAATCCAGTTGGAAAAAAATAAAATAATTAACTATTATAAATCTAGAGAACTTGATCAGGATTCTAACCTGAGATTCTAAGATAAACAATTATCTTAGTGTTTTGACCCGCTAAACTATCTTGTCTATAGATTCAGTTAATTATTTTAATTTTAATTTTGTTGTTGTGTCGTTTAAAGTTGTTTAATTTTGCACCTCATAAACGTAGAAGTTCTGAAGAGATTAGTGAGATTTAAACCTTACATGATTTTTCAGTTCTTCACAAGCTCAAGCTATACATTACGCATTTCTTGAGACGCCTATGATGTCTTTTTTTTTGTTATTGTGTCTTTTAATACATTTATAAGATTTTCCCGGTTTCTCAGACGGTCGAATTTTTTATTAAACAGAAAAAAAATAACCGAAGGGAAAAGAGTTTTATATATTCAATTCATCTCTTTTGGCGCCCCTTCGGTTGTCATTTAATTTTTGAGTAGGTTTATTTATACCATACTCTTTTTATTTTATAAGAAAAGAATAACAGTTATTTATTTTATTGGCAATAGTTATATATTATTGATTGATATTCTTTTCATATATAAGGCTAACAGGTTTTTTTGGGCGGTTAATTTCCTTAATATTGTAATTATTTAAAATTAAGAAAAATGACACAGAAAGAAGTTTATAATTATTTTGAAAAGAATTATCCAGATATAGATCTGTATGAAACTAAAAAAGGAAGTTTCTTTGGAGGATATGATGGAATGGATCAACTAGAACTTTTTGGAACTAACCTAGTAGTGTTTTGTGTAGAAAAAGTTAAAGGAAAATATGTACCCAAACAAAAAATATTTTCCTTTGTAAATAGTACAGAGGAAGAACTAAAAGAATTTCTAGAAAAATATCTTTAAGAAATAAAAAGAGAGGTTTAACTTGACTTTTAATTAGTCAAGACCTCTCTTTATTTTTTATTCTGTATATTCTATTATATGTATCTTAGGAGTATAATTTTCTCTAGTTTGTTGAGATACATTCATAAATTTTATTCCAGATACTTCACCTCTTTCCGGGTAATGTATGTGACCAAACACGTGATACCTTGGATTGATCTCTAATACTCTTTGTGATAATGCTAGATTCCCAGGTTCATCTTTTCCATACCATCCTTGAGACTGTTTTATACATTCAAGTTGATATATCCTAGGGGCTTCATGAGTTACCAAAATATCTATTCCTCCTGGAATTTCTAAGATATCAATATTTCCAGGTTTATGTGGGAAAGCGTGTAACCATAAAGAAGTTCTAGGATTTCCATATATCTTTACTGATTCTCCAGTAATTCCAGAAATATATTCATACTCTTCATCAACCAGAACTTTAGTGGAGTATCCAAATATCTTTCTAAGTGTGAGGAAGTCATCATAGTGTCTCTCAATCCAGTAGTCATGATTTCCGGGAACTATTATAATTTCTTGAAGATCCGGAAATATTTTCTTATTCATGAATATATTCTGGTAATTATATTCAAGCCACTCTTCTTGATACATAACTTCATCTGTGGGACATAAATCTCCAGCAATAATTAGAAGTTCGATTTCTGGATAACATTTTGTCTGTAAATCATAAACATAACCGTGAATATCTGATAAACAACCTATTTTTATCATTCTTTCTTTTCCTCCAACATAAACTTCATAATTTCTATAACATCGTCTCCTGTAGTTATATTAAGTTCATTTTTCAAGCGTATATATGCATCATATCCCATAGTGTCGTCATCTTTATAATTAAATTCAACAGGTCTGATCTCTCCTGTTACATATAATATTACTTTACAGGGTCTTCCAGGATTAAAAAATGACTTCTTTGGTTCTGAACGTTGAAATACTACTCCATATATAGCAGATTTTCTAAGTAATGATTCTCGAATTCTCATACCACCTCTTCTTTTATAAATTCTACTTTATGAGTACCTCCTTGTTGTGAAGGTAATATTAAAAGTCCACCATTCCTTAAGGCTTTTCCAAGAGGTGATCCAGAAGTAAACCATTCTCCTAGGGGTTTAAGTTTTCCCTTAAGTACTTTGATTTCCCTCTCGAGTTCTTGATACTTTTTATTTTTCTTATTATACTCAGATTGTTTCGACTCTAGTTCTTGAATCTCTTTCAGAATTGGTTTGACTTTTTCTTCGTAATCTTCTTGTGAGATTAAGTTTTTAGTCTGATTCATTCCTTCTTTTACATACATTACTTTGAATGTTTCTTTAATTAAATCTTTCATAATATTTCTTTTAATAAATCTTTACCAAATATTAATTTAACTTTAGATACTACACTATATAATTTCGCTTCAGATACTACTGTATTGTTCGGTTCTTTATAATATATAATATTATTTTCGAAGTCAAGTTTATATACTTTCCTTAAGTAAAATTTTCCAGAGATACTGATAACAACTTGATCATTTGGTTCTAAAGAATCAATATCTAGGACTAATTCTGTTGCTATTATCATATTCTTGTAAAATTCTTCTTGACCTTTCTTATCTCCAATAGGGTGGAAAAATAAATAATCCCTTTTGTCGTTCTTATATTTGATTAATTCTTGATAATATTTTTCTTGGCGAGTAACACATTCTGAAAGTTTATATACCTTCATAGATTGTAAGATGATATCAACTTCAGAAACTTCATCTATCCAAACATCACGAACAAAAATTAAATCTTTTCTTCGTTTTACTAGCCATACATAAAATAATATATACCATATTATTATTATAACACCAACAAAACTTAAAAATAGTAATTTGTCATTTTCTATCATAATTTTTTATATTTTTATTATACATTAATAAGGAAAATAGAGTCAAAAATTACTCCATTTCAAAATCCTTAAAGGCCTTATATATGAAGATAAATAGATATCTTACTAGAGAGAATTAATTGATATATAACAATGTCAGTTAGTTCTCTTTGATTTTTAGAGACAATAATTAACAAAATAAATAAATATTATGAAAAAAAGATATGTAGTAGTATTTGGTGTTCGTTTATTAGGTTATGATCGTCTTACAGGAGCATACACCCTACCTTTAGTACTTTTTGAACAATTACCCGTCTATAGAGATGAACATGTTTTTCTAACAGAGACAGCAGCCAGGAGGTTTGTAATATCTGATAAAAGTATAGAGACAAAAATAAAGATCTCAAGATGGTTAAATTCAAATAGAGGACTAGAATGGAAATCTGAAAAAGCGATAATGGATTGGTGGGAACCAGAGTGTATAATCTTTAAAAAATAATAAAAGAATAAACAACCAAAAGGGCTTCATAGAGAAGCCTTAGAGACAATTAAATTAACAAAAGTGCAACGTCCGAAGCAATTAGAGGACAGAAAACAATTAAGAAAATGAAAAACTTAAAAGAAATTTGGTCAGGAATTCGTTTAGATGCAGAATTGATCAAACAAAATTACAATGCAGAACTCTTGGGTATAGGAGTTCATGGAATGACTAGATTGGCAGTAAAACTTGAAGATGCTGATCTTGAATTCATACAAGGCTCGCTTAAAGAGCTTTATGTATCAGAGAACGATAAAGATTATACAGTTAGATCTTTCGTTCGAATTACAGAAAAGAATGAAGAGGGAAATTACGAAACTTATTATATGGTGAAAATTGAACACCTTAGAGATAGTGACAAATTTCGGTTTACATTACAGACAGGAGGTCCAGATCCAAAGAGAAAGAAAAGACTTGGGGTGGATATGTTTGAATGCACATCAACCGAAATGAAGAATATAAGATCCTGGAAAAGTGTTTTATCAGGGTTTTCTTGTTTAGTGTAATTCTTTTTCCATTCTTGGCCGGGGATATAAAGTCTCCGGCTTTTTTAAACCAATCAAAAGAGATTTATTAACAATTTAAAAGAAAGGAATAAAATTATGATTACAATGAACATGAACAGTGATGAGATCTTTAAAGAATTGAAAAGAGATTATCAGACTATACTAGATGTAGTTAATAGAGAAATAGATAAAAATAAACATAAAATATTAAAGATTTATCAACAAACGAAGTCTCCAGTTCCGTTTAAGGAGACGAAGATTATTAATGTATCAAGAAATCAATATCGAGCAATTATTGAAGCATGGCCTAATAAAAGAGAATTTTCAAAAGGGACTACCATTTATACTATCGTAAATAATGGAATAACTGGAAAAAAGAATGCTATATTATTCCCATCACTTGATGTTAATTTGAGGAATATTGTAATATTCGAAGCACATTTTATGAGAAGGTATCGCGAAAGATATCTAAAAATAGATAATATTGACTTTGAAAAGATTGTAGATATTTATCTAAGATCTAATTCTGCAATGATTACAACAATAATTCCTGAAGTTCAAAAAGAGGGAGAATGGAATTTAGAAGGAAAATTGAATGATGGAGTTGCCTTAGGAATTTTTCAGAAAGATACAAAATTTTTCCGTTTTATTACATATGTTAGTAATGAAATGTTAAGGGAAAATCAGATACACTTAACTGATGATTCTCCAACAGGACAAATACTTCAAATGTATCAAAAATTAAAACAGGAGGATAGATTTGCTTGTAGTAATGCTGTTTTATCAGCAGGAGGTCTTGAAGGAGTAAATGAATATTTTTAATGGAGGGGATTAATCCCCTTCTTTTTTTCTTAAAATATTATATATGAAATAAAAATATAATTTATTTTTTGTGATAAGTAAATTTTTTTTTATTTTCCGTATATAATTTCCTTAAAGCCTTATATATGTAATAAACTTAAAAAAGAAATTATGGAAGAATATGAAGAATCGTTTAACTTCGGAGAAACAATTGTAGAAGTAGCAAAAGAGAAGCAAAGGACTATGAGTGATGAAGAATATCAAGAGTGGCTTTGTCAGTTAAGTGATGAATTTGCTTTTTTAGATTGAATTTGGAATAGGTTTAGTGGTGATGAAACTACTAAACCTTTAATTTTCTTATATATGTAGTAATAAAAATAAAATTATAAATGTTAACATTAGAAGAAATTTATAATAAGTATTTAACAATGGATCGTATAGAAGACGATCCAATAATAGAAAAATTATTTAACGATTTTTCTCCAAAAAGTGAGGAATTTCTTTCAGCAGAATATATAAATACTGTAATTAATAATCCTTTAATTAATAAACAAGAACTTAAGAAATTATATAAACCGGGAATACCAATTATTCCCATTGATAGGTTTGATTTTTCTATTGTGGATTATCCACCTGTTTTTCTTACACGAGAATTAGAAATTACTGAAGATTTAGGGAAATTAATATTTTCTGAAGTTATCGAAAATAATCCAGATACTTATACTTATAAACAGAAAATTGGTGAGTATGAGTGGGAGTATACGATAGATCGCTCTGTACCTTATTATAAAGTTATCTATAATTGTGAAGTTCGTAATAAATATAAAGAATATTATGATGATTATATGAGAACTCAGAAGATATACATATATTATCTTCCTTCTTTTAATATTTTTAATAATAAGCCAATTGTTAGGGAAGTATATAAGGATCACTATAATAGAGAATTTAAAGATTCTAAAGGAAAACGTATAATACTAAATTGTAGTAATTGTGTAGCGTTTTCAGAGAAGATGCTAGAAGAACAATTTAATGTTTTTAAACGTATTGGAATTAGAAATATGTCAAATAGAATTACAAAAATGGAAAATAATATAAAGTCTATAGAAAAAAGATTAGAAGAACTTGTTAAGAGTAAAGATGAGCTCTTAGAGAAATTTTTCTATGAAGAGGAAAGATTGAATGAATTATTTAAATTATAATAAAGAATATGGAAAAGTACTTAGAATTATCAGATGTTATGTTAGTTCCTGATAGTCTTAACTCAGGATGGACTAACTCTGGAAAACTTGATTATTTTGTTTTAGATGATCAGGAAGTTACGGGAGTGCCAAAAAGTTTACCTATTTTTACAAGTCCGATGGAAGCTATTGTTGGAGTTGATAATTGGAAAGTATGGCAAGATTCTGGAATTAAGCCTATCCTCCCTAGAACTGTTGAACTTGGAACTAGACTTGAAGCGTGTGGATTTATCTTCTGTGCGTTTAGTCTTCAGGAGGTAAGAGAAAATTTTATAAATATAGATCAAAGAGGTTCAACTCAACAATTTCATATCTGCATCGACTCTGGAAATGGTCATGATGTAGCTCTTATGGAAATTGGACAAAGATTAAAACAGCTCTACGGAAAACAGGTTATCTTGATGGGTGGAAATATAGCTAACCCTAAGACTTACGAAGTGTATAGTGGCGCCGGATTTGATTATGTACGTGTCGGAATATCATCTGGATCTTTAGTTGATCAAGATAAGTATGGGTTTCATTATCCTATGGCATCTATTCTCGGCGCAATTAATTCACTTCGAAAATCAGGAAAAGGTAGACTTCGGGATGTTAAAGTTATTGCAGATGGTGGTATTACTTGTCACTCGGATATCCTAAAAGCTATTGCCCTTGGTGCTGATTATGTAATGATTGGTCGTGAGTTTGCTAAGATCTTGGAAGCATCTGGAACAATTTATAAAAGAACAGTAAAGTCAGATCAGGATATTATCGAAGAAGTTCAGGAGTTAGGAGGTTTAGTTAATATGTCTCCTATCGAATTATCTGAGTTAGATTTAGTTAGACAATACTTCGGAAATACTACCCCTGAGATGCAAGCACTTCGAGCAGGTTATTCAGATGTAAATTCTTGGAGATCGTCAGGAGAAAAGCCCAGAGTAAAAGTATCAGATTCGGAATGGACTTGGGTAGAGATTGGAACTACTTTAAAGGATTGGATACAGGGTCTAAAGGAGTGTATTAATTATGGATTTATGATGTCAAACGCTAAGTCTTGGAAGGAATTTAGAGATAATACTTTAGTTATTAGAGTAAGATGAGTTCAGGTGAAGAGAAAATAGATAAAGATGTATGGGGAGAATATTTGAAATTAGGTTCTCCAGTTCCGATAGTAGCTATTCGAATTCTTGAAAAATATTCGTTAGTAAGTTATAATTGGGATGATTGGAATGATTTTTATACTGATCTTAAAGAACAAATTATTTGGATGAATAATAAATACTTTCAAGATAATCTCCTTAATCCTCCTAAGATAATTTACAAAGAAGCACAACTTATAAAAACTATTAAAGAATCAGTTGAGTTTTATTTCTTTAAAGGACGTAGAATTTATACTGCATCTGAATTAAATATTATCGAATTGATATCTCATTGTGGAAGAAGAGGTATTATGCCTGGAGATATGTGGGAATTTTACAGAAAGGAGTGTATGCCTGTTAAGTTTGATGACCTAACTCACTTTGTTAAATGAAGACATATCTTTTTGTAAAAGAAATATCTGATTTTGATAAATTAGGAAATCCTATATTTTTCAGAGAATTTATGACAATTATTGCATCCTCCGAGAATGAAGCTTGGGAAAAATTTGAAGAACAACTAAGACCTAGATCTCCGAAAAGAAAGAATTATGAACAAGAATTCAAAAGATGGAAAATAACAGAGGAAGATATATTTTAATATTAAAATTGGATATACTTATTTTTACGAGTGAAATGAGCGATTGGTTTCCAATAACACTTAATAATTCTGGAGAGATTACAGATGAAAAACTTAAGGAGATTAAAGAATTTTTTTCTATGTAGATGGAAATATAAATATCCACCTATTTTAAAACAAAAAGATTTTATCAAAGAACTTAGGAATACTATATCTGAATCTCGAGTGTTTTATGTTCCTTGGGGAGTTACAGCAGAAATAGTTATATCTAATTGGATTGATTATTTTTATCATAATAAACCAATTTCTCCTGAGATTGAAAAGATTTTTATTAACTCAAAACCTATAGAAAATTTATGGCAACTTTTTTGATAGACTTCGATGGCACTTGTGTTCCTAATCTTCCTGAACCCGGTTTTTCAGAGGTTGATACAGGAGCTGAAAGGGTTTTAAAAAGGATAGTTTCTGCTGGACATAGATTGATTCTTTGGACTTGTCGGAATAATTCTAGAAATAATCCATATAATTATATTGGAGGAAAATTTAGAACTGAAACATCATTAGAAGAAGCTGAGAGATGGTTTCGAGAAAGAGAAATTCCACTGTATTGTGTAAATGATAATCCAGAGGAAGAAGGTGTAATAGGATATGCAAGAAAAGTTTTAGGAGATTTCTTGATAGATGATACAGCTCTTGGAATACCTCTTAGATGGGGTGAAGCCGAGTATGTAAATTTCGATACTGGAGAAATAAAAACTATATATACCTCTTGTGTTGATTGGGAGGCTATTGAAACAATTTTAGAAAGAATGGGAATGTTATAGGAGTTATGGAAGTTTATAAAGTAGAAATAGAGGCGCCGGATATTGATTTTTGTTGGTATTTTATATTTGCTAAATCTAAGGAATCAGCTATTAAAATTTATGAAGAATATTCAAAATTTATTATATTACCGGCGCAAGGTACTGATATTCTAAAACTTGGGGAATATAGAGCCTTCCTAAAGAAATTTGGAAGGTTAATAAGACTCCCTGGAATAACTTCATCGTCAAAGATAGAAGGAATAAAAGTTGATTTAACTGATAGATCCTTTTCTTGGAAAAAGTCTTAAAACCTTACTTTTGAGATAAACCAATAAAATCCAAGAATCATGGAAAAAGAATTAAAACAAAAACAAGGAATTAATTATGTCAGAGAAGATGGAATCTTAAGAATTGGGGTTAAACTTGTAATATCTCCAGAAATTATCGGTTTTCCTGAAATTGAAAGAGAAAAGGAGTACAAAGTTACTAATGTTGAAAAAGTTATAAAATTGGATTCTCCTAAGCCAATTTATTACATAACTCTTGATGGGTTAGGTGAAAGAGTATATACAGATGGAATTTTTTCAATTGTCCCAACAAATTTCAATGTTTATAGATGGAAAGGATATTACATCTTAGCACTCTCTGAAGAACAAGCTCAAAGAATCTGGAATACGTGGATAGATAACTTAGAGATTGTAGCAGCTGATGGAAGACCTAAGATGTATAAGTTTGTAAATAACTTACAAAATCGAGGAGATCAAGAATTATTTCCTAGAATCATCCGACGATTACATTCAGAATATTCATTTCCTTGTATCGTTGAAGACTTAGAATTCGAAAAAGAGCCTGTTTATGTTTATAAATTTCCAGGTTAAAACCAAAAGAAGACTGTGAGAAATCCGGTCTTCTTTTTATTTTTGAACACAGTATAGATTTTAATCCCGCAATTTAAAAAAATATAATATTTTTTAATAATAAAGTATATTACTATTTTGCGTTTTTGAGAAGCTATAAATCTAATTAATGAGAAAAAGTTAATCTCATTTAATTTACAATCATGAAGGCCAGAGAAAATTACTATAATAAAGCTAATTATAGAAAATTCTCTGGTTTTGTAAATTAGATTTTGTATTAACTTCTTAATTAATTTTTTTTAATATATTTTAATTATGATTGTAAAAAATGTAATATTAACTGACGAACAGAGAAAAGGCTTTATTCTTTTAGCAAATTCTCCAGATCCATTTGGAAATTATCTATACTCGAGTGAATTAGATTTAATTATGAATAAGCAAACCGGAGCTCTTATGACATATTATTGGGATGATAAACCTGATGGATATGAAATTCCCTTTGATAAAGCTTATGAATTATTAACTGGAATTGAGATGCCAAGAAAATATTATGGAAAAATTAAATTTATTCATAATGAGTATAAGATAAAGAGCGTTAAATACACTATGAATTTCTTTGAAATAGGTGAAAGGTTCAAGAAGAATTCTAATAAAAGGTATCCAACTGTAACAGTTTTGGATAAAGGAAGTAATACTATTCCTATTCACAGAATAACAGGGGTTCTATATATACCTAATTCTGAAAATAAACCGTTTGTTAATCATAAAGGTATTGAAAAAGATTATGCATTTCTTTTTAAAAAGGAAGATCTGAATTGGGTTACTCCTAAAGAAAATTCTAATATGGATAAAAAACCCTTTAAAACAAATATTAGATATATGGAAGTTAATAGTGAAGGTTTTCCAGTAAATGAAAAATTATATACAATTTCTGAATTATTATCTGCTTTAGGAATAAAAAGTATAAAGTTTAAAAGAACTTCTCAATCGGATATAAAAAAGTATAGAGATAAATTTTATAAAAAAGTAGATCTTAATTTAATAAATTATAAAGAATATTTATTAGATAGTAAGTATGTAACAGAAGAACAATATGAAAAGAATAGTATTATTTGGAAATCAAAAGTAATAGATGGTGTAGAAATTTTTTCAAATCTTAACGGAGTTCTTAAATACAATAGTACATCAGATCGATATTTATTTGATATAGGGACTGTGGGCAGTTTAAATGAAAGAGGGTATAGTACTATTCAAATAAATAAGAAATGTTACAATGTTCATACTATTATTTGTTTTATATTTTCAGATAATTTTAATGATTTTTCTGAATTATCCAAATTAGAGGTTGACCATATAAATAGTGATCCTAGGTGTAATCTTCCAAATAATTTGAGATTTGTTAATCATACAGAAAATATGAATAATAAAAATACTTTAAATAAAAGAAAGAAGAATTATAGAAGAATAAAACAATATAGTTTAGATGGAAAATTTATTAAAGAATGGGATTGTGCAGGCGATATAGCTAAATATTTTAAATGTACTAATGATTTAGTATGTAGAACTGCTAGTAGAAAATATGAACCAAAAAGAGTATTGTTCAATTTTTTATGGTGTTATAAAGGAGATGAGGAGAAAATAAAAGAAGATATGAATTATATTTACTACAGATTCGATTCCAATGGAAATATTATAGATTCTGGAAGAACATTAAAAGAAGTAGAAACTGGATTGAATTCTCATGGAACTTACCTTTGTTACATTAATACAGGAATTCCAGCTCCTGATGGATATTATTATCAACAGGGAGTTGTATTTTTAAAAGATATTAATGGGGAAAAGAATGTAAGATTAATAGAATTAATATAACCTTCAAAATCTTATATTTGAATAAAAACATTTAATTATTATAAGTATGAAAAATAAAACAATTAAGGATTTTAGAAGTTTTTATAAATCTCAGAATCCATTTAAGATGACTAGCTTTGATGATAAATTGCATAAGATGTCAGAAGCTAGGGGATATATTAATCCATATATTATGATTGAGAAGGAAATGAATATGTCTCAATTAGATATATTTTCAAAAATGATGACAGATCGTATTATTTTCTTTAATTCTGAAGTAAATGATGATGTATGTGGAGTTGTTATGGCTCAACTACTATATTTAGATTCTGAAGAAGAAAAAGATATAAAGTTATATATTAATAGCCCTGGTGGAAGCGTTTCTGCTGGATTAGGGGTTGTTTCAGTAATGGATTTCATTAATTCTGATGTAAGTACTGTAAACTTAGCACTGGCTGCTAGTATGGGAAGTATATTATTGATGTCTGGAACTAAAGGAAAGAGATATGCTCTTAAATATTCAAAAACTCTTTTACATCAGCCTTTGTCAGGAATGAATACTAGTCAAGAATCAGATATTGCTATTCATGCTGCAGAAATGGCTAAGTGTAAAAAACAGTTATACGATATTATTGTTGAGTGCACTGGGCAATCTTATGAAAGGATAGAAAAAGATGCGGATAGAGATTTTTGGTTAACTGCTGAAGAGGCATTAACATACGGTTGTGTTGACGAAGTTATCAGAAAGAAATAGTAATCAAGAGAGTTGTTTGGAATTTCCAGGCAGCTCTTTTTATCTTCTTATTATGGAAAAGAATAATATAATAAATATTTTGTCAGATCCTGAAGTTTCAATGGATCAAAAATTTCATGAATATTGTAAGTTTTATCAAGAGTATATCACAACACCATTTAATGATTATCTTGAGCCTATAATTTCTGACGCAGTTCAGGAATTTTATCCAGAGTTTCATATTTTTCGAACTGTTTTTTGTTTAACGGGAGGAAAGTTTGATTATAAGATCTCTTTCACCAGACTTAAGGAGATATATAGATATTTTTCAAGTAAATATTCTTTTGGTGGTAGAGAAATAGAAACGGAGGTCAAAACATTCAAACATGATTTTACAAGAAACCTAGAAAAGAGTTTTAAAACTCTTTTGAGTAATCCTTTTATAAGTGATGGGAATGATGCAAGAGTAAATATCTCCGGGTTAGATAGCTTTTATAAAGGAAGTCTACCTTATGGACATAATTACACTACTTTTGAAAATAATGATGAATTTCCTTTACCACCTGAGAGAGATTGGAGGATCAAGGTTTTAGATATTTCGCTGTTTTCTTCCGGCCGTTTTGTAATTACTCCATATTTAACGAATTATATTATACATGATAATGAAGGATAATGAGTTTTTATTAAAAGTCTTATGTTCTGGATTAGATTTAAATAAAAAGTTTAGACAATATTGTAAGGTTTGATGGGAAAATAATACGGCCGAACTTATAACAGCGGATCCTAAGATAATTGAAGAGTTTTATCCTGAATTTTCTGAGCTATATGATTATTTCTTTAGTTTAGGAGAAGTAAAAGAACCGACACATCCAATTAATGAGAAATATCTTAATGTTTCGAGGATGCTATCATTAAAGAAAGACCTAGAAGAATTAGTTATGCCTTTTGGATTTATTTCAGGAAGTTCGATTTCTAAAAAGTTTATAGAGATTGTTAATATATCTAAATCATCTATAATAACTAACTTTTATACTAAAGATTATTTAATAACATCCTTTAGAAAAGCTTGGAAAGAAGTTGGAGTTAATAGGAATGAATTTTGGGAAGGTGATTTATTTTATATGTCAGGTGGTAAAATATGTTTAGTATTAGTAGATCTAGATAATAATAGATATATAGCAGTTAGTAGTAATTATGATTAGTTATATTTCAATTTATACTTCGGATGTAAAAAAAGGATTACAGTTGTATGAAAAATGTTTGAAAGTAAATCCAGAAAAACCACCTTTGTATGGAAAAGACCTAGAAATTTTAATTCCTTGGGCTGATTGGAATAATTATACTAATATTCTTTTTCCAACTCTCGGAGAACTTAGGTCTCTTGAAATTAAAGAGTATTTATGGGAGACAGATCAGAAATTAGAAATTTTATCTTCTAAAGCAATGGAAGGATTATATAAATCTAAGTATTTTGATCTCTTAGGTAATTTTATTGGAGTAAATCAACAGAATGAGTTTTGGTTTTTTGATGGAAATAATAGATTAAGAGATGTTTTTTCTATTCGTTTCAGTGATATTGGTACTGGTATCGTTATGGGTTATTCTTTAATAAATTATTTTGAATTAGGTTACGCTGTAGAAAAAGAAATATTTTATAGAAGATTTATAAATAGTGATCCGAAAAGATTTGAATCCCTTAATAATGTAATTAAAAATATATAAAAAATTATGAACGAACAAGAAATGGACTTTAGAATAAATTGTATTTTAGCTAGAGCTAGAAACATAATTTATTATAGAAGAATTGATAATCGTCCTAGATGTCAATATATTCACACAGTACGAGGACTTAGACAAGATACTAGAACTTTATCTCTAAGTCTTCCTGATACTGAAAAATATAAAGATATTAAGGAATTATTTGGAAGGATAGTAAGAACAATTCCTCCAAAAGTAAAATCGGAAGAGTGTGAGGAGGTTATTATGAAGGTAGCAGAGATCCTTATGACTCCCGAAGAAATTCAGCAACTTCCAGTATTACCAATTTCAGAAGAACAAGTTTTCGATGAGTGAAAGTACTAATATTGAACAACTTAAAACTTTACTCTCGATTTTAAATAATGAGGGTTGGTGTATTCAAACTAAATTCGAAGCTTTTATTGGTTATCCTAGAAAATCTGAGATCTTAGATATTATTGATGATTCACCTTATTCTAGTTTTATAGATATTTTTTATCAGTATGGAGAAGAGTTGTGTAGAAGCATTAATTATGATGTTTTATATGCAGCCTATGATCTTAAGAGAACTTTAGGGTCAAAAGAATATAAGGAGTATGTTAAAACTACACGGAAATGCATTGAAGTTATAGTAACTGACTATAAAATTAGTAATATTGTTGCTTCCGTTAATCCTGTATTAAAAGACCCTCGTGAAAATTTACAAGGTTATTATGGAACTATAAGAATATCTTCAGTTGATAAAATATTCTTAAATGGGATGAAACCTCAACTTGGGATCGGTTTTTCTGATTATATTGATTTCCTTAAAGTAATATTTCGGAAAGATTGGAAGTTTGTAATAGATGGTAATAAAGATAAATTATTCATATATAAAAGAACAGTATGACTAGTAGTAAAAGAAAAAAAGAAAGACGTCATCAAAGATATCTTAGAAACGTTAGAAAAGAAGTAGAGTATAAAAAAGAAGCTTGGGAATCTGGAAAATTAATTGAAGAAAATCATAACCAAGGACCATATTCTGCTGGTTATAGTATTGAACTTGGAGATAGATTGTATAATATTATTCAGTCTTACAAGGAACAAGCTTATCAAAATCCAGAGTGTCCAGGTGGAGATAATGATTTTATGTTGAAGAAATTTAGAATGTATAGAATGAAAATTCGAGATTTCATTTTACATTACAATCCTGACATCCCAAAGACTAATGCATATGAATATTTGAAATCAGCAATAGAAGCTTATTGGGATCGACCAGAAAAACTACTTTTACTATTATGATAACATTAGAAAAATTAATTTTTACAAAAGAATTGATTATCTCAGTATCAATTGAAAAATCAATTGTTTTAGAAGAAAGATATCGATTTTATCCAGAATATACAAAAAAGTTCCTTGGGTTTATCAAATGTCGTCAAAAGAATTATATGAGAGATATGATTTACTCACAAGAATCTAGAAAATATGAAAATATTGAACCGGGACAATCTATAAGACTTCCAAATTCAGTATTTTATTGTGGTGTTAAGGATGGAATAATAGGAGAAGATATGTATTCTGATGGATCTTATAAAGTATATAGACTTCCATATATTATAATTTACTATAAAATCGATATGTATGGGAATAATATAAGAAGAAAAGAATATACATTTAAAACAGAAAAAGAATTAAATGAGTTTCTTAATCTATTATATGAAAAGGGTCTACTTACTGATAAGGATTTATTTTATGATAGAACTTCAAGTAAATTAATAAAAAATGTTAAATTATGATGAAAATAGGAAGATTATTTAACGACTTACCCTCAATTAAAGATTATAGAGTTACAAAGATAGAAATAAATCCAGAATCATTAAAACTTGAAGATCATAAGTTCTACTTTGTTTATGAAGAAAAGTACACAACAGAGAAAAAAGTTTTTGGATTCTTTAAGAAAACAGAAACACATTCTAAGATGCATAATAATGTAGTGGTTACTGGAGGAAGTTCGGACACCGAAATAGTAAAGAATTTTAATTATCTTAAATGTATTCCAGGAAAAACAATTCTTGATCTTTACAGTTATACTAATATTTCAGGAGAATGTTTGATTTCAGAGTCTCAAAATCAGGATGGTTCATATGATTTAGTAAGACTTCCATATGTCAAATTAACTTTTACATATATCGGAGATAAGTCTCAATATTATCATATAACAAATATAGTTTCATTTAGTAACAGTGATGATATAACAAAGCTTTTGAAAGATTTAGTAGATGATAATTTAATATCTGATGAATTATTTCAAGATAAAGAGACTACAGGGTTAATTACAGATGTTTATAAATATATTAAAAATTATATAAGAAATGGTAAATGATGATATTCTTATAAAATTCGCCAGAAAAAGAGGTTTTTCTAAGACTTGGCCAGATCAAGTTAATAAAATGAAGTCCAGAATGACAGAAATGAAACTTGGATTTCCAGGAATAGGAAATGATCATCTTAGTCTTATGGAATATCAAAATCTAAAACCTGGTGAGATATTTATATATGATCCTTATGTAGAATCAGGTGCAATTGGAGATGAAGCTCCTTTGATGTTAAAGATTTTAGATAATGGATTGTGTTATATAGAAGGTATTGGAGTTGGTTTAGATAGTCAAAGAGATCCAGAACGTATAAAGTTTAGATGGAGAGATACAATTCAGCTTCCACCACTTCCACCGGAATTTTTAGTATTTAGAGTAGATCCAAGACCAACTTTAAATGGAGGTCCAGGGTATTACTATTTTTACAAATCTTATCGAGATTTTAGATACTAATGGAAAATAAAAGAATTACTAAGATTTTCGAAAATATATGTAAAGAGCTAGGGAAAGGGTCATTTCAATATTATTCTACAGTTGTTAAGACTCATTATCTACAACTAACTGGAGTAAGAATTCCAACAGTATTCTTAATTCATTCTGATGAGATAGGACCTGATGCTTCTAAAGTACCTATGTATATAATTAGAACTGAACCAGAAGGTGAACTTCCAACTGAAGAACTTATCACTATATCCTATGAAGATATTGAGAATTATATATATCGTTACTTAGCAGCATTATGATAAATCTGAAGAATATAGTTAAAGAAATATCAGATGTTTTTGGAGATCCTTTGTACGTTGCTAATGATTATCCTGATCAAATAACTTTAGTATATTCATCTATGGTTTTATTTGAACTGAAAAGAGAATCTTCAGATATTATCGAATATACTATAATTTATTTAGGTACCGGTGAATATAAAATGAAGAAAATAAAAACAACAACTGAAAAGGTGATCCTAGATTCGATTCTTAATTCAGTTGCTGAAGGACTATAAAAATAATAAGAGAGGTCTTGACTAATTAAAAGTCAAGTTAAATCCTCTCTTATTTTCTTTTTTTTATCCCATTACAATAGATGTATGAGCTACTTCTTTTTCTTTATACTTTACTGTATTTTCTACAAATGTTTCCAACTCTTTCCGATAAGCATTTTCTGCTTTTAGTATCATTCTTCCTCGTTGAATTCCTTCTGAATAAACTAAACGTTTAGCTTTAGATTCAGCGATACGTCTTCCTTTTGTCTCATCGAATTTATCATCTTTGTGACAACGGGCAACTGTTATAACTTCGAAAGGTTCTAAGAATCTCTCTTCCCCTTCCCATGTAAATCGGAAATTGTTTTGACCAGACTTTCTATCGTCTAATTTTGCAGTCATAACACAAATTACTGTTCTTCTTTTTTCGCTCACATAAAACTTTGTAGATAAAAATCTTACTTTCATAATTGTTTAATTTTTTTTATTAATACATTTATAAGGAACTCGGGGTTAGTACTTTAAAGTAAACTCTCCATGTCATTTTCCATTTTACAAATTTCCATACTCTAAGTTTCACTCCAAATTTCTTAGCTCTTCTGATATAATGTTGTATTATTTTTCTTTCATCATAGACCCTACATCCATAACGTTCTTTTGCTAAGTTTTTATTACTTATTATTCCTCGTTTATCCCCGAAAGTCATGATTAATCCTCTATTACAAATCTTAATTGCATTATCAAAACATTTCATTGGAGTATTGAATGGATCTAGATCTACAACGTCAAATTCATATTCTTTCTCATATAATACCTTAACAAGATCTTCAGCAGGAAAATGTAATTTAGCTGGATAATCTTTATTTATATCATTTGTTAATACTACTCTTCTTTTTTCATACTTTGTCCAAAATGGCTTACTCCCCGAATAAGCGTCTAAGATAGTCATTACTCTATCTTCTTTTTCAAGATATTTTAAGAATTTATCGTTAAGATTATATTTTTCTTCTATATGACCCTTATTATAAGTTCCATTTTCTGTTCTAAACTTAACACATCTATTTCTAACGGATGTTTCAGTTCTAGATATAGATTTAGCGATTAATCCATAAGGTATTCCTAGGTCATTAAGTTTCATAATATATGATAACTCAGAGTGGGTGTATTTATCATTTCTTTTCCTCTTCTCAAATAATACTGGAAGTTCTTTGATAGATTTCCCACTAATTTTACCTTCTTTTAGATTTTTAATACTTCATTTTCGAAAATTTGTTCTAATCTTTCCATTCTTTTAGGTTTTTATTTCAAGTATAAGATTCTCAGGCCAAAAAAAATAAGCCCGATCTTCGCAGACCAGACTTATTGACTAAAGCAATTTTCATTAACAATAATTTCCATATATAAGGTTTTTAAGGGAAATGTACATAAGAAAGATATAAAACTCTAATAGCCTTAACTATGATCAAAGAAAATTAAAATGAGAATAAAAAATTTAAGATTAAAAAATTTTTTCGCATGTAAAGAAGAAATATCAATAGGATTTTCTCCGACTGGACTTACAGAGTTAATAAGCAGTGATGTTGATTACGAAGTAGATATATCTTTAGATGAATTTCTCAAAGGAATTGGTAAATTTTTACTGAAAAAAGTTAGTAAAGTAGATTTTAGACCATATGATCCTATAGAACCTATTGAAATGTCTATAACTCTTTGTTCTGAAGATTATGATATAGGATATAGTGTTATCTTTACGTTAGATGAGTTTATATCTGAATCCCTTGTTGTAGATCAAAAATTAGCTGTATATGTAGATCAATATGAAATAAGTATAGGAGCAGGATTTAAAGGAACTGGGGAGGATGAAGAAATTTTATTAAATTTATATGAAGTTTATAAATCAACAAAATTTATTACTTCTTTTATTTCTAATTTATCCTATGACTATCCTAATATATCTTATGGAATAGGTAAGTTTTTTGAAAAAGATTTAATAATAGCTGATTCAGGTGAAGGACTTAAATGGGGTATTGATCCATTTATTGAAAAACTCATGAAATATCCTGAATCAGTTCAAGAGAAAGTAAGAAATATTATTCCTGATTTAGGTTTTGGAATAAATAAAATAACTGAAGACTGGAGGATAATAACAGATCATGATCCAACTGGATTATTAAGTATAATTGATCATGGATCAGGATTTAGAATTCTTATGTATATGCTTCCTATAATATTTAGTATTATAGAGGATCCTGAAGAAAGGTGTTTATTTATAACATCAATGTCGGGTCTTCATCCAACTCTTAAAAGGGGTTTGATAGAAAATATTAGATGTGAACTAGGAAATAAAAACTCACAAATATTATATAGATTATGAAATTATTAGAAAAAGGAAACAGAATTACATTGTTTGAAGGTGGTATTGTAGTAGATGAAAATTTATTAAATATAAAAATCTAGTAAAAGATACAACCGAAAAAGTAACTTTAAGTTCAAAGGAAGACCTTAAGGAATCTGAAGTAAATATAAATTTTAATAGAATAGTAAATACAGATCCTGATTCAATGACTCCAGGACAATTTCTTTTCTTAGAAGGTGAGAAAGAAATAGAAGCTACAGATAAAATTCTAAAAGGTTTATCTAGAGTTAAGGAATTTCTTGGAGACTCAAATGCTAGGAAATTTAATATATCAATTTCAGAAAAGCTATTAAAAATTCTGAAGGAAAATAATTCTTTAATCTCAGGTAGAATTCGGAATCAAATTTTCGTAAATAATAATGATGATTCTGTTAAATATGTTAATACTAATATGAATTCTTCGGGGAATAAGAAAGAGAAGAAAGGTTTCTTAGAAAAATTATTTGGAAAGAGAAAAAAGACAATTACTGAGGATAAGATAGAGGAACCGAAAAAGCTGTATGAAATAAATGTAATAGAATTGTTTGATCAAGTTAAGATATTAGCTGGAAAAGAAAAAGAGTTTAAAGAACGTACTGAAGCTTATATGAGCTTAATTCATAAAGCTACTGTATTAAATCAACAAGCTCAACTCGAAAAATTAATTTCAGAATTAGTTATACATATTTATGAATCAGTTCTAGCAGTTTCTGGAATTAATCATTATATTACAATGTCGGATCTAGTAACTCTTCAGAAAAAATGTGAAAAACAACTTGATATTGATTATATTAAGAATTTCACAAGAGTAATTCCAGATTCAGTTGCTGAAAAGAAAGTACTGGCAGATAATTTACAAGTATTTGATAACTACGTAATTCTGTACTATGATCCTACCGGAAAATCATTCAGTTTAACAGAATATGAAAAAGCTGAAGAGGAGAGAATTAAAAAGGATCCAATTCTATTTGGTGTTATTAAAGATTCGGATAAATTATATTATATTGATTCCTGGATAGATGATCTTTGTGATTTAACATGGGATCAAGTAGTAGAGAAATTAAGTGAAGATAAAACACTATGATTGAAGATAAAGAATCTTTGCAGAAAAGTTATAATATGTTTTTTGATGAACTTCCAGAGGATGTTAAAGAAGTTCTTGGAGAAATGGGTTTATCTGAAAAGACAGCTATGCCAGAACTTTTGAAGTGGCATAAGAGATACTTACGTCTTAGTGCTCTTTACAGTTCTATGAAAGAATCTAAACTGCCCTTAATGAATGGAACTTATATGCTTGTGTCGAAACGATTAGCATTTGTAAGATCCATTTGGGGTATTTATTATGATATCTTGGATGGCATCTCTCATAATGATCCTACTTTGTCAAAAGAGTTATTAAGATTAAAACAAGAAAAGAGAAAAAATGAGTTGTAGATTACTTGAAAAATACTTTGCAGAAAAACATGGAAGTAGTATTGACAAGAGTTTTAGAGGAATACCTATCGGAATGAGTCTATATGATCCATTGAATTTTGTGTATGGGTCTCTTAGAGTATCTACTTATGATAATTCTTGTTTAATTATAACTAGTGATAGTCGAGTCGATGAAGAAAAGAGATCTTTTACTTGGAGTAGGGTTTCACATAAATCTGTTGGAGAATTTATAACTAACGGAATTTATGAAGGTGATATTTTAATCCATGAAGATTATCCAAAATGTCTTTTTGAACTTCAATATATTAATGGAGGGTGGAAACCTTGTGTAATTTATGGAAGTGAAGGGACCCCAGAGTTAAGTGGTTTTCCAAGAGATCTTAGAGAATATAGTGTTCATTCATGGAAGTATGAACATTATCTTTGGTACGCAGATTATTCCTTAATGGGAGTTAAGAAACCTCGGGAAGATCTTATTTTCTTAGGATCTATTGAAAAAGATACTGATAATCTTTATTTAACCCCAGGAGATGATGGAATATTCAGAAACTCTTTAAATATATTTTATGAATCTGATATGGGTGATTATGGAAAAATAATTATTACAGAAACCATTTTTGCAGAAAACTTTCATACCTGTACTTATCCAGAGAAAACTATTAAAGATGCGATAGAATGGAACTCAGTAGTTGGAGATTTGCTTAGAAAAAGAAAATTAATAAGTTTTTAAAAAGCCTATGGAATATTTATTTATGACTGTTGTAATACTGTTATTAATATCAGTATTTATATTTATTAAAGTTAAAAGACGATTGAAAAAAGATAAGCCGAATATATTTTTCGTCTTACCTTCGATTATGGCTATATTTATTGTATTTTTTACATTTACTTTAAATAAGCCAGTAGATACAAAACTAGTTGAATACTCAGCTAGGTATATAAAACATTACAGTAATCGGATAGAAAAAGTAGATGGAAAAGATGTTACTCATGAAGATGTTTATTACCTAGTTTATAATGATTTTGATACTGGTGAAGAAGTAGAGATTGAAATTTCGAAAAATACTTTTATGTATTTTCAAGGATTATGGAAAAACAAGGAAGATATCATACATCCACAGAATAAGAGTTGGCATATGTGTAGATCTAAGTGGAATAGTAATCCTGAAACTGCATTAATATTCTCAAAACCAGTTAATTACTATAACTACATGAATAATATCTTACCGATCTATAAGTTATATGATGTAGATATATCAGAAGCTTTGAAGAAAAGATTATTTATGAGATATAGTATTGGTAGAGTTGTAAATTCAGATAATATTTTAGAACCTAGACAAAATTTCGTATATGGTATCAATATTCCTGATTCTCTAGAAAGAAAAATTGGTTATATATGTTCCCTTGATCCTATGTTCAGACCTATTCTTTTAGTTTGGCAAAATAGCTATAAGAATAAAACAGAACTTCAAAGATCATTTTGGTCTGGAGGAAAAGAGAATGAAGCAATATTTTGTGTAGGTGTTGATGAGAACGATACTATAACTTGGTCTGGATCTTTTAGTTGGGATAGAGATAAGAAATTCGAAAATTATGTCTTAAGTGAATCTCTTAAGCCCGGAATGAAATTAAATATAAAGAACTATTCAGATTGTTTACTTAGTGGATATCAAAAAGATTATTGGAATCATATTGAATTGGATTCTTATAATTTCATTCAAATACCTTTTATAAATTTAATTACTATAATTATATCTGGATTTATAGTAATTCTTAATCTAGCAACTATAGTAAGAGTGTATAGAAAAGCCGAACAATAATAATTATTTACTACCTTGGAGAAAATAAATCTTCCAGGGTAGTTTATTTTCCTTATATGTGATTAAAACAATAAACGATTATGAAGAAAAATGATTATGAAAAAGCAGTTGAATTATTAAAAGAAATAGTTCAAGATTGTAAATTCAAGGAAAAAATCTATCTAGTTGGTGGATGTGTCAGAGATTTAGTTCTAGGAAAAACTCCAAAGGATATAGACCTGTGTATTGATTATCCAGAGGGAACAGATCTCTTTATAGATTTTCTAAAAACAAAGCCTGAATGTTCTGGTTTTGTTACTTATAATAGATTTAAAACGGGAAAATTTTCATTAGACATAGGAACCAATGAAAAGATAGATATAGAATGTGTTGTGCCTAGAATTGAAACTTATAATCAGGGACCAAGAAGACCAGATACAGTACAGCAAACTAATATCACTGAAGATGCTTTTAGACGTGATTTTTGTTGTAACGCATTGTATAAAAATTTATTAACTGGAGAAGTATTAGATCCAACGGGGAAAGGCTTAGATGATTGTAAGAATAGAGTCTTAAGAACACCTCTTGATCCTGAACAGACTTTTAAAGATGATCCTCTTAGAATGTTAAGAGCAATCAGATTTGCCTGTACTAAAATGTTTACTATTTCTGAGGAAACATACTCTAAGATTGATAATATTCCAGAATATTCAGCTCTTAGTATGGAAAGGATTAGAGATGAATTTACTAAGATTCTAATGTCAAAGAATGCAGTACGGGGAATTATAGAATTAATTGGAAAATGTCTTATGTGGAGAATTTCTAAGATTTTTCAATTAAATATCGGTTTCGTACAGAATAATAAGTATCATGATAAAACTTGGGGCGAACATTCTCTTGCTGTATTGGGTCATGTAATTCAAGGCGGAGCAAATCTTGAACTTAGGTTAGCAGCCCTCTTTCATGATGTTTCTAAACCAATATGTTATCAAGTAAAAGAAGATGGATCATTTTCATTTCATGGACATGATAAAGAGTCAGCAAAAGAAACAAGAAAAATCCTAACTAATCTTAAATATCCGGGGGAAGTAATTGATAAAGTCGTTTTCTTAGTTGAAAATCATATGTGTATTAAACAGCTATATGACTATTCTCGGGGATTATATACAGGAAAACCAAAGAAAACTCGTCAACTTATCAGACTTCTTGGAGATAACTTGACGGATGAAATGAAGTTAATTGAAGCTGATAATATGAACCATAAACCTTGTTGGAATATGCCAGGTCAAACTGAATCATTTCTCTCCGAAGTTGAAAGAATAAAAAATCTTCAACCTACTGCAAATTTCACAGTTCCAGTTACAGGAGAGTGTATAATGACAGAATTTAGATTAGCTCCTGGAAAAATAGTTGGAGAGATAAAACAAATTCTTCAAGATTATTTCGATGAAGATCCGGGACTATCAACACCGGCTGATTTATTAGAAAAATATAAAGAGGAGTTTAGCGGCGGAAGTTTATGGTTTGTTAAAGAAGGAGATAAGTATTTATGTTTTTCTAAGGAACCAAAGAAAAATGAATATGGATACTGGAACACCCCAGAGTATGAAAAACTTGAGATAGATCCTTCTGAGGTAGTTATAACAGATATATCCGCCGCTTCTGATCACTTTATATATGTTCCGGCCGTATTTTGTCCCAGAGTATGGAGAAAGAAAGCCAGACAATTAAAGGCTCGAGAAATTATGAAGGAGGTAATAAATAAAGTATTCGAACTACCTCAAGAATTCAGAGAGGATTTTAAAAATTTAGAATTGAGATTAGATAATGCCCCAGATGTATATGCTAGGGTGAAGTGGAACGATAATACTATAGAAGAATGGATGTAAAAGTTTATCAATGTGTTATACAAAATGTATTCACAGTATATTATACAGTACTTACAGAATCAAATTCTACAGAAAAAATTACAATACCTTATGTAGATTATGGTAGATTCGAAGTGTTTGCAGAACCTGGATTTAGTTTTGAAATTGTACAGGACGAAGTAAAATTAAAACCATACTTAGAAAAATTCGAAAAAGAAAGACCAATACAATTAATGGATTTCTCTAAAGTAGGATTAGTTTTAGCATCCTCAATTGACCGTCCAAAAATTTCAAATCTTAATTCTATGTCAAAAAGACTTTATAAAGATCCAATGATACAACTTTCATTTATAATGGAAGTAGAATCGTTGAATAAACAACCAGGAACCCGATTAATCAGGGAGTACGAATTAAACTCATTTACTAGAAAGGATATTCTGACTTCTGTGGTTCCTATCCCTGAAAAGAAATTTAAAACTGTAACAGGATTTCTAAAAACTATAATCTTTCGAAATTATCTTATAGATACTGGAAAAATTACTGGAGAACCAAAAATAAATTTAAAATGGGGAAAGTAAGTATGTTATTAAGTTATATAAATTTTAAAGGAGCAAAATACACTTACTTAGAAATTTCTTCTTCAAATAAAGAAGATTTATTATATACTTTTCCATTTTTACGCTCAAGATATATTTTATCTAGGAATAATTATAAAAATCTTTTTGATAAAACTTATGTGTTAAAATTTTTTGAAGGAATTCAATTAGAAAAGGATGTACGTCTAGCTTCTTTATCTGAGGTATTTTTATATTTTGTTACAGAAGGGTATATCTGTAAAAAACTTTCTAATAGAAAAATAATAAATATACTAAATCGAGAGAAAAAATTAATTTATACAGATTCAAGATTAGATATTGTAAATAGAAATAATAGCATTTGTTGTAGGAAAGAATATTTACCTGAAGTTTCTTTATTTGAACTATTGAAAAATCTAAAGGTAGTAGATAGAGAATTTTGTTGTAAATCACCTGAATTTGTTATAAATCTTCTCTATCGAAACTATCTAATTGATAAAGGAATTATTAATGAACCGAGAATAATTTAATATGAAACCAGAAGAATTAGTAAAGAAAACAAAATTAGACCGAATTACTGGAACTAGATCTGTAACGCGTAAAGATGGGTATATGTTTGTAGAACTTTCAGAAGGAGATAAGAAAGACTTAGAAACTATTGATAATCTAACAGGGAAAACACTTTATATAGTAGAACATGGTGCATCTCAAGTTATGGATCTCTTTGAAGAAGGAAATTCTCAAGTAGTCATAGATGATTCTACTGGAAAAACAGGTTTAGCTGTAAATGTTATTGATATTTCTGGAGATTTTATGTTATATCAAGTAAAAGATACAAATAAACCAGATACTTTTAGATGGTGGAATACTAAGGTTTATATAGATGCCAAACGAGTCGATCTTCCATTTCTTAAAACACCGACCTTAGGAAAAGAATCAAGGATTTATATAGTTGTAACTGAAGATTATGAGATTTATAAGTTTCCGAAGTTAATGTATCCAAATCCTATAAAAGATTTCTTTAAGTGGTTGAAGAAGAAAAAGAAAATTTCGATAAAAGTAAAATCAATATATGATCGAAATGAATCCTTCGAGAATTGTTCGGGGTGGGTCCCAAAAAGAAATATTAAAGGAGAAGGAGAAATTCTTGAGTACATAAAAGAACTTGAAGGTGATACTAGTTGGAGAAGTTGGTGTAGTAATTGGGCTAACAAATTTAAAAACATAAAAGATATAACTATTACTCAAGAAGATATTAATGATTATATCTCTGAAGCAAAAAATAGATATAAAATTTACCGATGATTTCCTTAATAATGTGATGATAAACATAATAAAAATTAAACAAATAGAAAAATGAAAGATTCATCAAAATTTGAATTATCTCAAGAATTAAAAAAGTTTTTCGAGAAAGCTCATGAAGAAGTAGTCTCGTTTATGGGAAAAGAAATATCATTAGATCATATAGTTTCTCAGATAGTTATAACTTATCTAGATAATGAAGGTGATATTCCAGAACTAAGAGATTATCTAAAAGATCTGTTTATCGGAAAACCTAGTACAGAGGAAGATCTTAGAGAATTTATAATGGATGTAGTGGCCGAAATTAGAGAAGACAATAAATTTACAGCGCCTTCTGAATTGTATACTGGCGCTGATTCAATTGTCTTGTCTCCGGCCATTAATTATATCTTGGATAAACTGACAGATATAAATTTAAAATCTGAGATGACTGATGATATTGATACACTAGCTTTCCTTATGTGTTCACTCCCAGAAGCAGAGTTCAGTAAGATTGCTAAGTATCTTGTAAATGAATTAGACGCCGATGCAAGAGACCTCACGAGTTTATTTTGGAAGATAAATGACTTCGATACGAAACTTGGAATAAAAGACCAAGAAGATAATTGTGAGGAAAATAACGGCGGCGAACTTAAAGAAAAAACTCTCGATTATAACCAAGGCGACGAAGACTCAGAAAAACGTCGCAAAGAGGAAGATCGAGAATTTGAAATGGCTGGACAAGGAAGTAATGAGCCCGAAAACCTAGATCCAAATTCTAGAACCCCTTTCCTTGATAAATTTTCTACAGATATGACTTTAGCTGCAAAAAATGGAGAATATGATCCAATTGTAGGTAGAGATAAAGAAATTTCACAGATTATTGAAATCCTATCATGTAGGAAGAAGAACAATGGAATTTTATTAGCTGAAGCTGGTTGTGGAAAGACCGCAATTATTGAAGGATTGTGTCAGAAAATAGTAAATAAAGAAGTTCCTAGAGAATTGATAGATAAAAGGATCTTCTCATTAGATTTAAACGCTTTAGTGGCTGGTTGCCAATTTAGAGGTTGTGATTATAAAATGGCCGTTTAAAGAAGTGATTCTTTAGATTATAAGCTAGTAAATTCGGCGAATAACCTTAACTATCTTACGCTTTAGTTAAGTAATTTAATGCCGAACTAAAGATAATATTCTTTAGTGTAACGTATAAAGACTGGCCAAGTTTAAATATTTAAACTTGAAATCATATACTGATCTATATGAAAATATTTTCATATAGTTAACGTAATGCAATATGAAGAGCGTTTAGATGCTATAATCAAAGAAGTAGAAAATAATCTTGAAATAATTATTTATATAGATGAAATACACAATCTAGTAGGTAATGGTTCGAATGATGGTAAAGGAGATGGAGCTAATATTCTTAAAGGTCCATTAGCTAGAGGGAAATTCAGATGTCTCGGGTCAACAACAACTACAGAATTTAAAAAATATATAGAAAAAGATAGTGCTCTTAAAAGAAGATTTCAAACGGTAATGGTGTCTGAGCCAACCAAAGAAGAAACCTTGGAAATATTAAAGACACTTAGGGAAAGATATGAAGATTATCATAGAGTAAGATATACAGATGATATTTTAAAACTTTGTGTAGAACTTAGTGGAAGATATATCTATGATAGACATTTCCCAGATAAAGCCATAGACTGTATTGATATTGCAGCTAGTGCAGCAAAACTTAGAAAAAATATTGATACTAGTTCTGTAGATAACCTAGAAAAAGCGATTGATGATATTGTTAAGGAAAAAATTAGGTTAGTAGAGGAACAAGATTTCGATGAGGCTCAGAAGAGGAGAGATACTGAATTGGTTTTGAAAAAAGAACTTGAGGAGGAGAGATTAAAGTTAATTGGAGAACTTAATGATCCTTCTGGTTGGCCTGAAGTAACTGAAGAAGATGTTATGTCAGTAGTATCTAAGATTTCTAATGTTCCTATAAACAAGATGAAGGATAGTGAAGCAATCAAAATTAGAAACATGAAGAAAGTCTTGGAAAAAGAAATTATAGGACAACAAGATGCAGTTGATACTGTAGTTACTGCACTTCAAAAATCAATTCTTGATATACAGGATCCCAATAAACCTATCTGTACGGCATTTTTATTAGGTCCGACTGGTGTAGGTAAAAGCCTGATTTCTAAGAAGATAGCTGAACTTTTCTTTGAAAGCGCTGAGAAAAACTTATTACTTATTAATATGGGAGAATATACAGAGAGTTATTCTGTATCCCGATTACTTGGAAGCGCTCCAGGATATTTAGGATCTGATTCAGATACAGCAGTTTTTGAAAAAGTAAGAACTAATCCAAATATGGTTATTGTATTTGATGAAATTGAAAAAGCTCATAAAGATATTTATGACTTACTCCTAGGAATTCTTGACACAGGAAAAGCTAACCTAAGTAACGGTCTCGAAGTGAGTTTTAAGAACTGCGTAATTTTGATGACTAGTAACGTAGCTTCGAAACAACTATCTGAAAAAGGAAATGGACTCGGATTTAATAAACAAAGTCAAGATGAGAAAAATAAAGATAATAAGTCTATAGTAATGAAGGCCATGGAAAAATTCTTTAGACCAGAATTTATTGGACGACTTAGTAATATTGTTATCTTTAATGAACTTGGAAAACCGGAAATGATAAAGATATTTGATCTTGAAATTGCAAAACTTAGCGATCGTTTATCAAAAAAAGGATATAAAATCAATATATCTGAAAAATTAAAAGAATTTATAATTGATCAAGTAGATACTAAATACGGAGCTAGAGATTTATCAAAGAATATTTCAAAGTATGTAGAAGATAAATTAGCTCTTGCAATGGTAAATGGAAAAGTTTCTGGGAATATCATTAATTTAGATTTAGGTGATAATTCTGAGGTAATTGTATCTGATTCTATAATAATGGAGTTAGATATTAAGAAAGAAAAAGTAAATAAATAAAAATAATATAAGACTTAGGTGAAATATCCTAAGTCTTTATTTTACTTTCCTGAGAATCCAAAAACCTTATAACTGAAAGAACATTAGAAAAATTTATAAAATAATAGATTGATCTAGTGTTCTTTTATCGTTAGTTATTCATTTTAGATTAGGGAAAAGTAGGAAATAATAAAGATCCGGAAACTTTATTATCTCCGAAATTCCTTTCTGATGTCTAAAATGAATAATAAAAATATAATAAAAAAAATGAATAACTTACCTAAATCTCAAAGCGAAGAAAAGTCTGTCGCTAAATCGGGAATGAACAATAGTAATTCTTTAGATTTAAAAGACTTTAATACTGTTGAGGATTTTCAACAGTTTATAGATAACAATAAAATTACTAGGCCATTAGATTTTAAAAAGGGATATCCAAGTATTTATAATCGCCTAGTTAGAAAGAATTTTGCCGATAAAGTAAATTATCCGAATAGAAGAACTAGCTTATTATACAGAGATATAAACTCTCTGGAAAAGATTAATAAATTCATTAAAGATAATCAAATTATATCATCCTCTGATTTAAAAATTAACTATCCAATTATATATAATAGAGCAAATAACTTAAGAATCATTTCTAAATTAATATTTCCAAAAAGAACAAATCCAGAAGAATTTGTTGATTACTATCAAAAATTTATTAATGATAATGAAATACAAAACCCAACTGATTTTAAGAAAAGATTTGGTGGAATTTATCGAAAATTATTAAAAAATAAATTTGCTAGGTCTGTAGTATATCCTAATAGATTACATACTAATATAGATAACTGGGATTCTATATATAATCTAGAGTCAGCTCAAAAATTTATAGATGATAATAATATTCAAAATCCAAAAGATTTTAGTAATCGATTTTTAAGTGGGTATGCTAAATTATCTAAACTAGGATTAAGAAGTAAGGTAATATATCCAAATAGAATACTTTATAGTTTGGTGGATGAATTTAATACAGTAGAAGATATTCAAGAATTTATTGATACACATCCAGAAATATATTCTGCCAAGTCTTTTGAAAGAACTTATCCAAAAATTTATGGAAGAGCAAAGACTTTAGGAATTAGAACGCAATTAAGATATAAAGCAAGTGTTGCTAATTGGGGTGACAAGTATAAAACTTCTGAAGAAATGCAAGAGTTTATAGATAATAACAATATTCAAAGTCCTACTGAATTTTTAATTAATTTTCCACAGGAGTATCACAAAGCTAGTAATGAAGGGTATTTAACGAAATTAGTTTATCCAGAACGAAAAGAATCTGCCATAGAAACTATTATTAGAAAAATTTTAGAATCTTTGGGAATAGAATTTATTCCAAGATGTCATACATTAGATTGGTTAGTTTATAAGAAAAAATTAGAGTTAGATTTTTATATTCCAGAATTAAACTTAGCAATAGAAGGTCATGGAGTACATTATTCCTGTAGATCATATGGGAGGAGAAAAAGGATTTAAAGATCATAGACAACGAGACTTAACGAAGTATAATTTATGTAAAGAACATGGAATTAATATAATTTATTTTGTAATTCCTAAAACATTAAAAAGAGAAGGTAGGAATTTAACAAAGTATTTTTCAACTATCGAAGAAATGTTAGATAGTTATTTTGCACCAATAATTTCAACCGAAGAAGACTTAATAACAGAAATAAAAAGATATATCGATAAAAATAATACAGAATCCGCTTAAAATCTTATATATGAAAAATAAATAAGAAAACTATGAAAAAGATATTAGGATTTATCGCAATTATTCTCGGTTTAATAGGATGTTTAGTAGCCTGGATGAAAGAGAATAAAAGAAATTGCTACAAAGAGGCAGGTTTAATTGATAATGAAGAAGTTATTGATGACTTCCCTCCTGTAGATAAATAGAAAAAAAATAATAAAGAACTTAGAGTAAAATCTAGGTTCTTTTTTTGTTTGTATTAGAGAAGAAAAAAAAATAAAACTACAGGATTTCTCTTGTAGTTTAGAATTATTTATATTTTTTAAATTACGTGGCGGTGATCGTTACAGTAAATCGCATAGTTTACAAATCTATAATTTAGTAGTAACTAATAACATAAGCCGCCACGTATTTAAATTTAAAGTTCGGAGATCAATGCAGTATTAAGCTTGCATTCCATATAATAATTAGTAGTAACTAACATTGTAAGCCGAACTCGTTCTTTATTTAAAAATATAAAATCATCTTTTTCTTTAAAATTCTTTTTCATACATTAATAAGAATTTCGGGGTTTCTGAGATTCCCTTTTTTATATAGAAAATAAAAGTAGTAAGCTTTGATGTCTTACTACTTTATCTTTTTTATTGTCTTTTAGATTCGTTCTCTATATGATTAAATGTATATTTATATCTTCTTTTGAACGTATCCCAAGGAGTATGATCACGATAGGCATATCCACCCCAATGATTCTGAAAATCCAGGTCTGCGCTATGTATTGCTTCCCACACTTTTCTTGGATTAAATCTAAAATTATAAATAAACACTAAAAACACGATTGGCACTACAATTACCATCTCAAGAAGAATTCCAATAATAACTAGAATTCCCCAAATTAATTTGTGTAATCTTAGTAGTTTAATCATCGTCGTCTTTTCTTTTTGATTTTCTTTTAATAGACTTATCACCAAGAGTTTCTAACATATCTTCATAGTTAGGAATTCTATAATTAATAAGAGCTATTGTTTTTCTTCCTTCTTTCAATAATTTTTCGAGAAGGGAAAGTTCTTCTGATTTGTGCTTATTTCTCTTATCTTCTGATGTAGGGTATTCTTTTCCATAACACTTAACTAACTCTGCATCATAAGATTTTTTCCGTTCTTCCATGATTTTTTCCATTTCACTAGAAGATTTCAAGCAGTTTTCATATTCCTCTTGAACTTCTTGTAGTAATTTGGTTCTCTTCATTGAAAGTTCCTCATATAATTTCTTTTGTGAGGGTAATTTTTCATTGAGCTCACATAATATCTCTTTTTGAGATTTTAATACTGTTTCCTTAGATTTTTCACTAGAGAATACTGCTTGATGTGTCTCAATCCTTGATATACTGTCTTCCAAAAATTTAATTTCTTTTTCTTTGGAATTAATAGATTTTTTCAGGTAATCACAGATTAGGGTTAGATGTCTACAATCGATGTAACCTTTTTTATTCTTTACAATTAAAGTAATTGTGGTTCTATTTGTAGCAGCATATCCGCCCTCTAATCCGAAATCAAATACGTTGGGGTGCTTTTTCTTGCTTTCCTTTAGCGTTATTTCACATTCCCCATGATTTATAAATCCTATATAAACACCATCTTCTAATGATGTATAGTTTTTAGATTCCCATTTTCCTGTTATATTCAATGAGTCATCTATTACCAATTTTCCACCAGAGAATTTAAACTCCTCTGATTCTTCGTCATCAATATCGATAATATCTATAATATTATCTTTAATTTTTTCTTTCTTAGTTGTTAATTTGTTAACTTCTAATGTTTCTTTTTCTTCTGATTTTTCTTTTTTCATAATTTTTTTATTTTAATTTGTTATAGTTTCAAACAGTTGGTACAATTGGTCCATCTTTTAGTAGAGTCCATCCGTATCCATCTATTACTGTTATTGTTTTCGGGATATTTTCTTGGACAATACCTTTTAAGAATGTAAAGTTATAGACCTTCCCTAGATACTCTATCATTCCTACGTGTCCCCCAAATTTTCCTTGATATACACCATCAGGAACTTCAGGGAATGAATTTGTTGATCTAGTTTGCCCAGTTACATCATACTCTTTTCTGATTTTATGAGCGGCCGGAAGTTCTAAGTAATGAGTCGGCCGGAAACATTCTTGACATCCACTATTACAACAAGTCATCCAACCTTTCTTTTTATAATTATAGTATCCAATAATATATCTGTCAAGTTCTCCATTAACGGCCGGAACAAAACAAACACATATCTTAGAATGGCCGCCTCTATATTCTTTCGGTAATCCATCTACAGCGATTTTCTTGAACAACTCGACCATCCATACTTCATAATCTTCTTTATTTCTTTCATCAGACACTCCAGTATCATAACCTTCAGAGTAAGAAATATCAGATAGTATTTTTGCATCTTCATAAACTACCAGATCTCTAACCTTTGGATCATGACCTTCTTCTAGTAAGTCATTTATACTATTCAGGTGTTTTCCTAAATATTTATCTCCTTCTTTACTTTTCATATTTTTTATTTATTATTTCGTATATAAGGCTTTTAGTCTTTATTCCATAGTTTAGCACTTAAGGATAAAGCAATACAATATAATCCAACACTTCCAAGAATTAATGTTTTATATGAACTCTCTGGAATACCTACTAAAAGATTAGCAAACTGATTTCCAGAAAGACCAGCAAAAGCCCAAGCACTAAGTATTAATCCATGAATCTCAGATACGTCTTTCATTCCATACCTATCAGCTAGAACAGAAGGCATTATTGAAAACATTGCCCCATACCCAGCATTACATAAAAGTACAGCTACCGGAATAAAACCTGGAGCCATAAAAGCTGTAATCCCCGAAAGAACAGAGAATGTTAAGATTATTCCAAAAAGTTTTCCACGATTTTTAAAATAATCAGACCACCAAGCAACTCCAAAACGACCTAGAGAATTAAAAATAGCTGAAAATACTAATCCTAGAACTATTCCAATTCCAGCTGTTTCATAGTAATATTTCTCATAACTTATAATTGCTAATCCAGAAGAGATATTTAAATAAAAAATCAACCATATAGTAGTAATTGCTGGTAGATTTAGGAGTTGTTTTTTCCTATCAAACCATTCCTTAAGTGATTTAAATTTGGGTCTTGATGTATTCTCTATTTTTCCTTCTTCTATTGGTTTTTTAAGAAGTATTGCAGCAAGTAACATAATCAAAGTATACCAAACCCCAAAAGAGAAGAAAGTACAGTATATTCCACATCTTTCTATACTCCAATTAAGAAGAGGTGTTGCTATTACTTTCGCTAATCCAAATCCCATAATAGCAAATCCAGTAGCAAGACCTTTATTATTCTTGAACCACATCATTAGAGTTTTTACTGGAGTGATATATCCAATTCCAACTCCAGTACCCATAATTGCTCCATAACTAAGATAAAGAAGTGGCATAGAATTTATATAACATGCTACTCCAGATAAGATCATTCCTGAACCAAAGAGGATAGAACTTATGGTTGCAGCTTTCTTTACATTCTTTTCTACTAAGGGACCGAAAAAAGCTGCAGAAATCCCTAAGAAAAATATGGCTAAGGAAAATGCCCAAGTACAATTACCAGTAATAGATTCTTTTATATAATCATACAACAAGGACCAACAATAAACAGTTCCTATACAGCCATGAATTAGTAGAGCAGGTATAGCTCCATGTAACCATTTTTTACTCATAATTCTTTGATAAAAAATACTAAGAGGTTTCCCTCCTAGTATTCATTGTTTTTAATTACTTTTTCCTTCTATATTTATATAATTTACACTCAGATGTACATTCCATAATACACTGACTTCCACAAAAAGTATCAAGATCTGATACACTATTAGTTGAATAGTTGAGATTATTCTCTTCTACCTTTAATGGTGTTAGATAGCCTCGTTTAATATACCTAACTCTAAAATTAGAACGTCTTTCATTCTCTAAACCTCCAATTACTCGAGTCACTACTAACATTGTAGTATTTTTATCACTTACTTTAGCGTTGTGTGATAATTTAACAAAACTATCCGTATTAATATCTCCATACATATTAATTGGTCCAATTACAAAACCAATTTCATTATCTCTAGTATCAAGAACTAAGCTTCCTGGTTTAAAATCAGAATATTCGTCTGATAAAATCCTATCTCTAGCTTGAATACATTGATTGATATAAGGAATAGCTTCATTAACATCATCTAAACCTAAACTAGTTTTTATATCTTTAAGTATTTCTTCCGTCATGACATTACTATTTTTTTACCACCAAACAATAATGTAACTAAAGAAACTACATCTTCAGTTTCTTTCATAATCTCCCATGATTCTTGAACTTTTCTAATCACATCTTTAAGTACTTCTTTTGTTGTTTTAACTCCAGAATAATAAGATGTAATTAGGAGAGGAATTTTTCGATCTAAGCTTGATACTTCTGAAATATCTGTTTGATTTTGGATAATTGCTGGGAGGATATATTCTTGAACAAAATCTACTGAATACTTGGGAAATTTTTTTGATAATCTCCAAGATATTAAGATAAATTCAATTATGTCGTCATAAGTTTTAATATATTCTTCAAGATACCCAAGAGTTTTTCCTGTATTTACGGCAACTGAATATATATTATCAGGCCATAAAGACTTTTCCTTATTAAGACTCTCCTTAACAGTTTTTATCGCTTCTTCTATATCAGTTACAGGATTTACTGACTTTTTGTAATTATCTTTTGTTTCCTGTACGATTTCATCATCCTCTGATTTATCTTCCTCAATAAAATCCCATTCCAAAACTTCAGGAGACCCACAAAGAACTTGATAATTTTTCTTTGTATCTTCAATATCAATACTAAGAGTTAATGTAGTATTCTCTTCGAAATCTTTACTCATCTCTAAAGAACTTAATACTTTTCCTAAGTCTTTACTTTTTACTGTTAATGTTACTGTACGATGCATGGTAAAAAATTTTTAATGTTATTTTCCATATAAACTATTTCTTTTTCGCATGATGGATCTAGATTAACTACTCCATCATATTTAAG